TTCTGTGGTCTGATGTGGGGCGGCTGGGAGCTATTCTCTTTCTGCCGCAAAAACGGGTGCTGACGATGTGTGGAAGCTCCTCAAATGGTTTGAAGTTGGCACGGACTGGAAGCTCGGCATCGACCGATTCATCCGGGTGTGCTGCATGGCGGTCATCGCCAACTGGGTGCTTGACATGCTGTATGTGCTGCCGGTGGACGATTCCAAGTCCATCATTGAATTTGTGAAATCCAATTTACCTTTCGGAGAATGACATGCTGTCTTTAATTTCTACACTCGGCGGTCTGCTGATCTCCGGCCTGCCAAAGCTGCTGGACTACTTCCAGAATAAGGCGGATCAAAAGCACGAACTGGCGCTGGCCCAAGTGCAGACCGAGCGTGAGTTAGCGCTGGCCGCTGCTGGTTTTGCCGCCCAAGCCAAGATTGAAGAAATCCGCACCGAGCAGGTGGCGATGCAGACCAACGCGCAGATTGCCGAGGCAGAAGCTGCGATGACCCAAGGTGCCCAAGAGCACGACAAGGCGGTGCTGGCCAAAGCATCCACATGGGTTGCCAACTACATTGGCACAGTCCGCCCGACCATCACCTACATCTTTGTCATTGAGTTGGTGCTGATTAACGCATGGCTGGCTTGGTACGTCTGGTACAACGAGAAGCTGATTACCAATCTTGAAGACTTGGTTAAGTTCAGCGACATCGTTTTCAGCACTGACGAAATGTCCATGCTGGGCGGCATCATCGGTTTCTGGTTCGGTTCGCGTGGCTGGAGCAAGAAGTGAAACTCTCAAAAGCTGGCGCAGATTTAATGCACCGCTTTGAGGGGTGCAGAAACAAGCCGTACCTTTGCCCCGCCCACATCTGGACGATTGGGTATGGCCATGTGCTGTACCAAGAGCAGATCAAGCTGCCAATGGCGCGAGTTGAGGGTAAAGAAATCCCCATGATCCGCAAAGAGATGCCGCTTAAACCGGAGGACAACCGTGTCTGGAGCAAAGAGGAAATCGAGAAACTATTCGCGGATGACGTCGCGTCTTTTGAACGTGGTGTTTTACGACTTGTTCCCGGCGTTGCTGGCAGGCAAGGCGCTTTTGACGCTCTTGTCTCAATATCCTTTAACTTTGGACTAGGCAACCTGCAACGCTCAACCATCCGCATGAAAGCCAACCGGGGTGACTGGGAAGGCGCGGCGGAGGCGTTTATGGCTTGGACCAAGGGTGGCGGCAAAGTTTTGCCCGGATTGGTGAAGCGCCGAGAAGCAGAGATTGCGCTGTTCCTGAGTTAAGTGCGAAAATGCCATAAAACTGAGGTAAACGATGCCCTTACAGAAACTCCAACTGCGCCCCGGCGTAAACCGTGAATCGACGACACTGGCCAATGAAGGCACTTGGTTCGAGATGGACAAGGTGCGCTTTCGCTCGGGCTATCCTGAAAAGCTCGGCGGTTGGACTTTGGACCAAGGGTTGGCCGAATCCACCTTGCAACCACCCGCAGGTTCGTTCTGGGGTGTGTGCCGCTCTCTGTGGAACTGGATCACGCTGGACGGCCTCAACCTGATGGGGCTAGGCACCAACCTGAAATATTACATTCAGCAAACCGCAGGCGGCACGTTCTATGACATCACGCCTATCCGCGACACATCCACCGTTGCGTCCAACGCTTTTACGACAGTCAACGGCTCTACCACGGTGGTGGTCAATGATTCTGGTTATGGTGCGCAAGACGGAGATTTTGTAACCATTTCTGGCGTTGGCGGCGCGATCAATGGCATTCCTGCTTCGGCGCTGAACCGCGAGTTCCGTATCACATATATTGACACCGCCACATATAGCATTGTGGTGTCATCCCCTGCGACATCTTCTGGCACAACTGGTGCAGCCGACTTTGAATATCAATTGTCTGTTGGCGGAGAAATCGCCACTGTCGGAGTGGGCTGGGGTGCTGGTGGTTGGGGTGGCACCACAACAATTTCCGCGTCCACCACATTAAACGGGGCGCTGAGCGCCAGCGCCACCACAATTACCGTTGTATCAACAACTGGGTTTGATGCGGCTGGTGCAATTGGCATCAACGGTGAATACATCACTTACTCCGGCAAAACCGGCACCACGTTTACCGGGTGCGTTCGAGGGGTGGGCAGTACAGCTAGGGCGTATTCAACGGGCGCTACGGTTAACCAATACAGTGGCGCTTCTGGCTGGGGTGAGGCAGCATCTGCAGGCGGCGTAGCTTTGCAAATGCGCTTGTGGAGTCAGGCCAACTACGGGCAAGACCTCATCATCAACCCTCGCGGGGGTGCGTTGTATCTGTGGAAAGTCAACGCCAACCCAAACATTTACGACCGCGCAGTGTTGCTCAACTCGGCAAGCCCATCGCCCTATGATGCAGACACCGACTGCCCAGAGGTGTGCAATGCAGTGGCCGTTTCGGATTCTTCTCGGTTTGTGATTGCGTTTGGATGCAATGATTACGGGTCTTCGGACATGGACCCCTTGCTGATCCGTTGGTCAGACCAAGAAGATTACTTGACTTGGACCCCTGCTGCCACCAACCAAGCGGGCAGTTATCGCTTGAGCACGGGCTCGGGAATTGTCGCCAACCTACAGACTCGACAGGAAATCTTGGTTTGGACAGATGCGGCCATCTATTCCATGCAGTACCTTGGACCACCATATGTCTGGGGCTTCCAGATTCTGGGCTCAAACACCTCTATCGCTGGCCCCAACGCCGTCGCCACGGCGGCAAACATCACCTATTGGATGGGGCTCGACAAGTTCTACATGTATTCCGGTCGTGTTGAAACGCTCTACTGCCCTCTGCGCCAGTACATCTTTGGCGACATCAACCTGCAGCAGCAGTATCAGTTCTTTGCCAGCACCAACGAAGGCTTCAACGAAATCTGGTGGTTCTACTGCTCGGCCAGCTCCACGGTGATCGACCGTTACGTGGTGTATAACCACTTGGAGAAAATCTGGAGCTACGGCAATCTGTCCCGCACAGCTTGGATTGACTCGCCCCTGCGCGACTTCCCTGCCGCTGCTGGCTACGATGGCCAGCTCATTTACCATGAAGATGGTGTAAACGACGGCACAACAAACCCGCCAAGCCCAATCGAGTCTTACATCCAGTCTGCCGACTTCAACATCGGTGACGGCCACAACTACGGCTTTGTTTGGCGCATGATCCCGGACATTACGTTTGATGGCTCGTATGTGAACAACCCTGCAGTGACCATCACAATGCGTCCACGGCAGAACCCCGGCTCGAACTACGGCACAGCCCCATCGCCCGAAGTCATCAGCGCCCAGAACTATCAGGGTCAGCGCAACTACGTGGTGCAGCAGTTCACCGAGATTGTTTACACGCGGGTGCGCGGTCGCCAGATGGCGTTCAAGATTGCCTCCGACGGCCTTGGCGTGCAGTGGCAGTTGGGCGTTCCTTCGATTGACGTCCGTCCTGATGGGCGGAGATAAGCATGGCCCAAAAGAACGTAAAAGCCCCCTTTCTGCCGGTAGCTCCGGTAGAATACGACGCGCAGTTCATAAACCAGCTCACGAGCATTTTGCGCCTGTATTTCAACCAGTTGGACAACACAGGGCCAATGGCTGCTGCAACCCAACGGGTAAACGGGACAATCGTGGCTGGTCTGAGCTTCATTCAGCCCGACCCGGCAAACCCAAATACCTTCACGGTTAGCTTGCCAACACAGGCAGATTTGAGTAACCTCCGGATAGGGGACATCTATTACGATACCTCTGCTGGCAATGTGCTGAAAGTAAAAGTATGAACTTCAACCCTTACCAAAACAACAGCGCAGGCATTGCTGCGCTTGGCCCTGTTCAGGCTATGTCAGACCGCAACGAAGCCCAAACTTACATGGCAAACGGCGGTCAAATGTTCGCTTCCGGCGGCATCGCCCGACTTGCCAGCGGTGGATTGGACTCAAGTGCAAACGTATTACCTAAATACAAATACGACCCAGCGACGCAGCGGTATACCTTGCAAGGCGCAGATGAAGCCGCTACCGCGATGGAAGAAGAGCTGCTGCGGAAAAAGCGTGCGGCTGAGGCGGCGGGGGGTAGTGGTAGCAGTGGGTCGTTTGCGGCTGAGTCTAATTACGCACGGCCCTCCGGCCAGAGATTGGGTGAGTCTTTGGCAAGCGCAGGTATTGGTCTCAGCAAAAGCCCATTGAGTTTTCTGCTTCCGTTTGGTCTTGGCCGCTTGCCGGGATACCTTGGCGAGCGCTACATTGAGAACCGCCTGAACGAAGCCGCTAAATTAGGTGGCCACACTGGTACATACACGGGATACGCCGCATTTGGCGATCGCCCCAACAACACCATGACGGAAGCCCAAACTCAAGAGGCTATCGCTGGCACAGGCGGCGGACCTTTGTCAGGCCCGGCATGGGGCGCTTCAAGCATCAGCGGTCTCCCCTCTGGTTATGAGGGTGTTGGTGGCCCCGGCACATACAGCAGCCCTTCGGCTACCGGCGGTGGTTATGACTTCTCGGGTAGCACTGGCGGCGGTCTTGGCGGAGTTGGCGGTGAAGGGACTCCGGGCTCCAATGGCCCCGGCGATGGTACGGCTGCTGATTACGCTCAAGGTGGTTTGGCTGCTTTGGCCCGTGGCGGCATGAGCCACCTTGGCGACTACTCCGATGGCGGTCGTTTGTTGCGTGGCCCCGGTGATGGCGTGTCTGACAGCATCCCTGCGACTATTGGCAACAAGCGCCCAGCTCGTTTGGCCGACGGCGAATTTGTGATTCCAGCCCGTATCGTTTCTGAGTTGGGCAACGGCTCGACTGAGGCAGGCGCTCGCAAGCTGTACGCCATGATGGACCGAATTCAGAAGGCCCGTGGAAAAACTGTAGGCCGTGGGCGCGTTGCAGTCAACAGCCGTGCTGAAAAGAATTTGCCAGCATGAAAATCCAATTCGTCCCTCTAGAGTGGGTGAACCAGACATGGCCTCAAGTTGAGGCCTTTGTCGCATCTGCGCTGGACCATTCCAAGGGCGAATACACAGCTGAGCATGCCAAGGTCATGGCGACCAATGGACATTGGCAGTTGCTGGTGGCAACAACGGACGAAGGTATCGAAGGCGCTGCACTGGTGCAGTTTTTTAACCGCCCAAATGACCGGGTCTGCTTTATCATTGCGATTGGCGGCAAGCTCATCAGCAGCGGTGAGACCTTTGAGCAATTGAAAACTTACGCGGCCTCCAACGGGGCTACTTGCATTGAAGGCGCTGCGCGGGAGTCCGTTGCACGCTTGTGGACACGGTACGGCTTCAATGAGAAGTACCGAATTGTAGGAGTGAAATTATGAGCGGCGGCGGAACTACCCAAACCCAACAAAACACCATTGCCCCCTATATGGAGGAAGCGGCCAAGACGCAGCTTGGCAAAGTAATGGCGTTGACGGACACTAACCAGAATCCGTACCAGCAGTATGGTGGCCAGCGCATCGCGGAATTTACCCCGATGCAGCAGCAAGCGTTTCAGGGCATCCAAAATATGGGTACCTCTGGCGTCATCGGTCAGGGTATTGACGCTGCCGGGCAGGCCACGGGCCGTGCGCTCAACACTTCATACAACCCATACCAAACAGGTCAGTTTGGCGCTCAGGCGGGTCAGTACATGGACCCCTACATGCAGAATGTGGTGGACATCCAGCAGCGCGAAGCCCAACGCCAAGCCGATATTGCCCGTACCCAGAGCAACGCCAATGCAGTGAAGTCCGGCGCGTTTGGCGGTAGCCGTCAGGCAATTGTGGACGCAGAAGCTGCGCGTAACTTGGCCACCCAGAAGGGTGACATCCAAGCTCGTGGCTTGCAGGATGCTTACACCCGCGCTCAACAGCAGTTCAATACCGAGCAGGCGCTTGGTGAAAGCTCACGTCAGTATGGTGCAGGTCTGGGCTTGAAGGGTTTGGAGACCGCGCTGTCTGGCGCTGCTCAGTTGGGCGGTCTGGGGGCCACTCAGTTTGGCCAGCAAAAAGACATCATCAACGCTCAGCAGACAGCAGGTGCACTGCAGCAGGCGCAAGAGCAGGCCAAGCTATCCCAAGGCTACGAAGACTTCCTTGCCCAGCAGAAGTACCCATACCAGCAGTTGGAGTTTGCCTCCAACATCATGCGCGGCACACCGTACAGCTCAACCACTTCTGTGTACAACCCCGGCCCTTCAACAGGTTCGCAGTTGTTGGGCGCAGGCACTTCTCTGGCTGGCGCTTACATGCTTGGCGGCGGCAAACTTTTCAAAGAAGGCGGCGCTGTGTCCGACGCCAAGATCAAGCGTGAGAAGAAAAAATCGGCAGGTTTGGCTGAGCTGGCCCTGTCTAAAATCTGAGGTAAGCCATGATTGATGTCAACAAAATCACGTCCACGTTGGCCAAGTTGCCCGACGCCATGCTGCAAAAGTATGCCCAGCTAAACAAAGCAGACCCGTACATCATGGCGCTGGCCATGTCCGAGTCCAACCGTCGTAAAGCCGTACGTTCCGCAGCGCCAGCACAACAAGGCATGCAAGAGCAACCCAAGGTCGTTGACCAGATGGTGGCTGAGATGGCCCCGGTAGACGCTATGGGTAACGTGACAGGCTACGCCAAGGGCGGTTATTTGCCCGAAGAACACGGCATTGGGCGCTTGCCTACAGGCGATATGAACTTTGCCAATGGCGGCATCGTGGCTTTTGCTGGCGGTGGCGATGTGGAGCACTATCAGGTGGGCGGGTCTACGGCCATGAAAGTCGGACCGGACTTTGTGCGTTTACTTCAGCGTATTGGCATTGACTATCTGGACTTTGCTCGAATGAGTCCTGCCGATAAAGCGGCAGCTCTTAGTAAAGCTGAGCAGGCAAAAGCCGCCGCAACTGCCGCTCCAACTGCTGCCCCCGCAGCGCAAGCTGCTCAAGGCGCGTCGACCGCATATAACGCAGGCAAAGCTGCATCGCCTTACTTGGAAAAAGCAGGCCGCGTTGCAAAAGCAGGCGCTCTTCCCGTGATTGGCGGAGGTCTTGCTGCTGCCCAAGGCCTGTCCGAGATTGACTCGGCAAAAGCGTTTTACGATGACCCCAATGTGTCTTTGTTGGAAAAGGGCAAGCAGTTTGCCCGTACAGGCGCGAATACTCTGTTGCCGCTTGCCGGGGGTATTATCGGTTCGGGCGTTACGCCTGTTCTTGGAACCGCTGGGGGCACTGCCGTAGGCACCGGCTTGGCTTCGTTGATTGATGACGAAGGCGAAGCGCTCAAACAGTACCGCGCCAAGAACGAGCCACCTAAAGGCCCAACGGCTACGGACAACCGCGCCGCTGTAAATAAAGCCGACGCCGCCGACCGCAGCCAACCTGCTGCCAGCACGTATGGCAGTGGTAGCCCAGCAATTACTGGGTCTGCGGAAACCCCTTCCTCTGTTTTGTCGCCATCGACCCTGCGTTCGACTGGGGCAGGTGCGGGTGCTGGAACTAGAACAGGGGCTGGCGGTGCATCTTCCGGCGGAAGCAAAGACATCTTTAGCATGGAGTCCCTAAAAGCTGCGCAAAAGCAAGCCATGGGCGATTCGGATTACGAATTTGGCGCACTTAAAAACCAAGCTGTTGAGTTCAGCTCAAAAGCAAACCAGCGTGCCCAAGAAGCGCTGGACCGCCGCAATAAAGAAATTGAAACGGAAGGCGACGTCTACAAAGATCGTGGTGACCGCTTGTTGGCACGCGGTAAAAAACTGGAAGCGCAAGCAGACCAGAACTTGGGGCTTGCGATTTTGAACGCCGGTTTGGCCATCATGTCAACTCCGGGCGGTTTGGGCATGGCCATCGGCAAAGGCGCTCAAGTGGGAACTGCGCAGTATGCGGCAGGCCTTAAAGACTTGCGTGCAGCGCAAGAGCGTTTGGATGAGGCCAATGATCGGATTGAAGATTTGCGTTTGAACCGCAAAGATTTGAACAAGCGCGACATTCGTGCTTTGGAGAAAGACCGCGACGCCGCGCTCTCGGAAAGCGAGAAGTTGATCTATCAGCTGGCTAAAGACAGATACGGCCTCAAACACACAGAAGCATCGAAGGTGTTTGAGTCCTATTTGCAAGGCCAGAGAACCCAGTACGAACAAGAACAGATGACCAAGCGCACGCTGGCCACCATTAATGCGTCTAACGACGGTAGGGCTAAACAGTTGTGGGCCGGGCTCATGCAAAAACACGGCAACGATCCGGTGGCAGCAGCAGTGGAATGGAACGCACTTGAGGCAGGCAACAAGCCAGCGCAAGCGGCGGAAAAGTTGGTGCAGGATCGCGTTGGTGAGTATGAGAAGGCCAATAAGATGCAGTTCGCTGTTATGACCCCTGCGCAACGCGATGCCGCCCTCCGCAAAGTTACAGAGCAGTACCGCAAAGACATCTATACACAGCTGAATTTAACGCCTAAAATGGGGGCTGGTAGTTCCGGAAACTCCGGCTTCAAACTTCTGGGGGTTGAATCCCCATAAAAATTAGGACCAGCAGCAATGCCCACATACCGTGTACAAGGCCCCGATGGGCGTATTTACAAAGTAGAAGGGCCTGCTGGCGCTTCAGAAGCAGACATTCTGGCGTATGTCGAAACGCAGATGGCTCCTCAAGCCACTGCGCAAGAGCCAGAAAAAGCTGCAAAGAAGAGCGGCATCGGAGCCGCACTGGGCAAAGGGGTTGAGTCCCTAATCTCCACTGGGCGCACAGGTATCAGCGCCCTGATGGGTTCCCCCGAAGAGGCTGCAAAGGCAGGTCTGGCCCGTGGCGAGGACATGAGCCGCCGCTACGAAGATCAAGTCAGCCTCGACAAAGTAAAGCAAGCCTACGCTGAGCGCGGTTTGTTGCCCGCTGCAGGCGAAGCCATCAACCAAATCCCTGCAGCCATTGCAGAGCAGCTCCCTAACATGGGGACTACACTGGCCAGCGCCCGTTTGGGTCAAACCGCAGGCTCCTTCTTCGGCCCTGCAGGCCGTGTTGTTGGTGGTTTAGGCGGCGCAGCCATTCCCGGTTTTGTTCAAATGTTTGGCAGCAACATTGAGCGCCAAGCCGCTGAGCAACAAGAAGCAGGCAAGCCCGTTGCAATTGACCGCACTGCCGCCTTGGCCGCAGCCGCCCCTCAAGCTGCCTTGGATGTTGCCGGTACCTTTATCCCGTTAGGCGGACGCCTTGTCAGCAAGCTGACCGGTATCCCGGCAGAAGCGCTGATGGGTAAGACTGCTGCGCAGGCTGCAAAACTGGCAGACGAACGCCTGCTCGCCACGCTGGCCAAGGGCACCGCCGTCGGTGCTGTGGCTGAAATCCCCACTGAAATTGCCCAGCAAATGCTGGAGCGGGCGCAGGCAGGGCTGTCCTTGACTTCCCCCGACGCTCTTGCCGAGTACGGTGAAACAGCTTACCAAGTCGGTTTGTTGGCCCCTATCGGCGCCGCAGGCCGCTTATCCGACCGCTCTGGCGCACGCGCAAAAATCCGCGAAGAACAAGAAGCTGCACGTCAAGAAGCCTCACTGCAAGCCTTGCAGGAGGAAGAAGCTCGTGACGCACAGGCAGCGCTGGCAAAACAGCAAGCCGCTACGGCGGCGGAAGCTCGCAAGACAGGCACACCGGAGTTGCTGGCCCAGATGGGCGACACCACTGTAACCGGTAAGTATTCAACACTGCGAGGTGAAGAAGAAAAACGCGCCGAGAAGATCACCGAGTTGGCCAAAGGGCTGGGCTACACCGACGCTGACCTTGCACAGAAAACGCCAGACGAAGTGTTTGATCTGGTGCGCACGCGTGCGCAAAACGAAACCGACGCCCTGCGTCGCACCGTTCCTGATCTGCAAGCGCAACTGGACGCAGCGTTAAAAACAAATAACATGGACCGTGTGATCGAGCTGTCTCGGCAGTTGGAGCAGATGGCCCCCGCAGAAACGAGTCTGGCGGCTATTCAAAAGCAGATCAAGGCGTTGATGCCCAAAGAGGTTGACGCTGACGCGGTTGAAAAGGCATTGCAAAAAGCTGTTGATTCTGGCGATTTTGGTAAGGCGCAGGAACTTGCGGTGCAGTTGCGCGACTTGAACGCGCAACAAAAAGCCCAAGCACAAACAGTCTCCAGCGCCACACTGGGACGAAACGTGCGGGCAATGCCCGCCGAGCAAACAGATATGTTTGCCCCCGGTTACGAACAAAAGGCACTCAAGCAAGATATTGCTGAGATTGAAGAAGGCTTTGGCAATCAGCCAGCACGCGAAGAGAAACCAAGCAAGGCTGCACAACAACAGACGGCGTTGTTTGAACAAGGTCAGGAACTTGAAGAAAAGCTGGACGAGCGCGAACTGGGTAAGTCGTTTGAGCTGACACCTGAGCAGTACGCGGATTCGCTGCGTAGAGGCGCTATTCAAGAAGAAACACCTGCTACTAAAGTTCTATATCGCCAAGTGCCCATCAGCGGTACTTCAGGTCCGACAAAGCGTGTGGCCTACACCGTGGACGAGAAAGGCGTGAGCCGCGACTTGTCCGAAAAAGAAGCCGCCGATTTGGAAGCGCAAGGCCCAGCACTGAGCAAGAGTGCCGTGGACGAAGCGATTGACTCAGGCATCATCAACAAAGACGTTCGCGCTTTCATCGGCTTGACCGGGCTTGGCAACCGCAACATTGATCTGGCTGACCCCCAACAAGCGCAGCTGGTGGAGAGCAAACTCCGCGACGCCCTGACCGCCCGCAAGAAGCAGGCGCAAGATTTGTTGGACACGTTTATTGGTGACGCATACGCTGAAGACTCTCTGTATGACGCGCAAGGGCGTTTGACCCCAGAAGCGCGTGACATCATCCGCCGCGATGTGCAGACCCAAGAGCTTGAGCGTTTGCTCCAGCACATTACACGCACCCGTGAAGAACGCGGTGCTGCTGCCAAGGACGAGCGTACAGCAGAAAAGTTGGCCGCAGCTCCGCAGCGCGGCATCACCATCGACACCACACTGCCTCCGATCGAGAAGATCACCCCCGAGGAAACGTCCGAGTTGGCATCCGCTTTGGGCATGCCAAGCAAAGAAGCGTTGTTGGGAGTAGCCAGCACCGATACCGCTCAGCAGGACAAGATCAGCGCAGTGCGTCACCGCATCGAAGCGCGTCGTCAGGCTGCAATCAAGCAGGAAACCTACGACAAAATCATCGAGACCCTTGAGGCCATCAAAGGGGCGAAGGCAGAACTGCACAAATACGACTTGCAGAAACTGGCCAAACTGCGTGCGGCCTACGTGCAAGCAGCGCTGAAAGAAGCAGCGCATACACGCGCTGCGCTGGGACAACCCCAGCTCTCTGCCGCTCAGGTCATGGACGCCACCGGTAAGATGCAGACAGCTTTGAAAGAGCTGTCCGAGCGCTACATTGCACGGCGTGAGACTGAGACTGTGGTTGGTTTGCGCCAGTTGGGTCTTGATCTGTACAACAAGATCAAAGGCATGCCCGAGGGTGAGGCCCGTGATGCCCAGCAAGCCAAGCTCAACAAACTGTTGGAGTCTGCAAACGCGCCGTTGAGAAAGCGCATCCTTGCAAAGCAAGAAGAGTCCAAGCGTTTGCGTGGTGGCGCTGCGCAGCAGCAAGCACAGTTTGTGGAGCCTGCACGTCAAAAATATTTGGCGATGCCTACCGGCCCCGAAGGAAGCACTGCCCAAAGACAACGCGATGCGGCTGAGAAAAAGTACCTGCAGGCCAAGAAAGCCTTTGACATTTTCAACGACAAAGACGCCAAAGTAACCGAAGAAATTGTCAAGCTGTTGCAGCGACTTACTGCCGACAAGGTAACGACCGCTAAGTTTGAGAAAGACATTCGCCCACTGGCGCAGCGTCCGTTTGCCAATATTCCCCGTGCTCTGGAAGTCATCAAGGGTGAGTTGGATAAGGCTTTTGACCAGCTGCTGGTTTCGCCTTTGCCAAAACGTGTGGAAGTCCCCGCGCTCAACCGCGCCGATAACCTGCTCAAAGACATCCGCGAAAAACAAAAGCGGTTGGACGATCTCAAGAGCAAGCAAGGCGCTGGCGACGAACGCGAAACTTTGACCAAGCAGATTGCGTCCCTCAAAGACCGCTATAACAAGATGCAGGAGAAGGAGCTGGAAGAGCGCCCAGTTCCAACTTCGTTCAAAGAGCGCCGCGACGAAGCGCAGGCTTTGCAAGAGCAGATCAAAGAAGCGTTTGCCGCCAAAGACTACGACACCACAGCTGCGCTGCTCAAGCGCATGAACGCGCTTGATCTGGGGGAGAAAGCTGCCAACCAGATGGGTTCGGAGTTGGAAGATAACCAACGCGCTTTGGAGCGTGCGATTGCGGATACGCAAAAGCAAATTGACGAGTTGTCCGGCAAGACGGAAGCAACCGAAGTCAAGCTGGGCGACAAAGTGCCTGCCCGCAGAAGTTTTACCGCAGAGCAAGCTGCCACGCTGCGTGTCTTGACCAAACAACTGGACGCACTGCAGAACTCACTGGTGGAGAACCGCGCTGCACAGGCCGACATGGGTTTGTTTGTGGGCAGCATCGACACCCAAACCGGGGAATTGTTTGCCGCTGACCCTGTGCAAGGCGTGATCTTCGAGACTGCTGAGCAGTTCCTTGGCTCGTCGATGTACGGCAAGATTGCTAAGTTGCGCAAGCAAGTGCAAGCCGTGACAAACACCATGCCTGTCAGTTTGGCCGAAGTGCAGCAGGCTCGTACAGACTACGTGGTGGCCATGACCGCGCTTCAAAACCTGCGCAAACAGCTTGGTACACGCACAGCGTTTAACTACTACGCCGAGCTTTCGGGGCAGTATGGGCTGCAAGCAGACGCCATGGCTAAGAAAAAAGCAGATGCGTACGCCTCTAAAGTCAAAACGGAGCGTGCTCGCTGGAGAGCGTTTGATGCCGAAGCTAAGCGCTTGGCTGCTCTCAGTGACGCATTTAAGAAGATGTCCGAGAACGCTGAGCTCTTGAGCATCAGCCAGTACTCTCCCGATGTGCAGGCGCTTGTTGCCCAAGCCAAGATTGCCGGACAAGACGTCAAGGGTGAAGACCGCGACATCGCTGTGGCTATGGCCCAGCAAAACGTGGACTCGCTGAAGCAAACCATGGACGCTGTAGACGAGCGGGCTAAAAAGTACGGCGTTGTCCGTCCTGTGAAAGAGCAGGTTGCAGAAGAAACCGCAACAGAAAATGCAATTGACAAGCAGATTGCTGCCGTCAACACCAAGATACGCGAAACCCGCGAAGAGATGGGGCGCTTGGCGCCAGATCAACGAGGTCTGTTGCAACTAGAGATTGAGCAGCTCATGGCGCAACGCGCTGAGTTGGAAGAGGGCAAGTTCATGCAGACCGCCGAAGGGCGCGTCAAGTACTTGACCGAAAGTTTCATGGAAGAGTACAGCATGGACTTTGATCCTGCTGAGCCTTTTAAGAACGCTTTTAGCCGCGCCAAACTTCGCTCACGCGAGTACATCCCTGCGACTGCTGAACAGGACGCAGCAAAACTGGAAGAGCTGCTCAAGGCGGAGAAGACCGCAAAAGAAGCGCTTGATAAGTACAAAGCTGCTGCCCCGTCTGATGAGGACGTAGCCAAGAACTACTGGGTTGGGCGCTTTGAAGTGGCCAAGCTAGAGAAAGAATTGGGCGATTTGGCAACCAACATCCAAGCGCTGCGCGACAACATTCAGGCTGCACAAGATGCAGAAGTTCAAATGTTGCGCCGTTCAGACTCGATTTTGAAAGACGCTTGGACCAAGCTCAAACGGGCGGAGGAGCGGGTTGCGTTCAATGACGCCAAGAAAGCCGCCGATATTGCTAAGCGCCGCGCAGCTTTGCTGCGTGCACAAAAAGTTGTGGACGACGCCAAACAAGATTTGCGTGATCGTGAACGTGCCCAGAAAGCTCGGATTGAGCAGGGCTTTGGGTTGCCTGCCACGCGAGTTACCCGCGTCAAAGCACTGAGTAAAGAAGGTTTGGCTGCTGCGTCAATTAGCGGTGCGTACGGCACTGGTCGCAAAGTGCAGACCATGAACGCTGGTTGGTCGGTGCGCTACACCAATGACGGCCCAGTGTTCGACTACGACCCTAAGCTGGACCCCGAAGCCACGGACGAAGCCAAGTCTCAAAAGAGCCTCGATGCCAACAAGGCGTATGACCGCTTGAAGAAAGCCCGCTCTGCGTACAACAAAGCGCAGCGCGAAGGCGACGCCGCAAAGATGGAAGCGGCAAGGCGCAACCTTGACCGCAACACCAAGCTCATGGAAGAGCTGGCGGGTGCTCGCTACGTCACAGTGCAAGAGGTGGTGGGCGCTGAGCCGACTGCCGGAGATCAGGACTTGCAGATCATGCAGTCTTTGAAGAGCCTGAGCAACGCTGACGCGAAGAAATACTTTGAGGCTCGTGCTGAACAAGAGACTTTGCGCAAGCAGATTGAACACGTTCGTGCGCTCAAAGGCCAGACAGAAATCAGCCAGCAACGCCAAGCTGTGCGCAACGTCCAAGATTCGTTGGCCAGCGCTAAGTCGCAGCGCGACACACTGCAAGCTAAATGGGATAACGGCACCAGCGCTCTCGGAGAACTGGCGTTTAACCGCCGTATTGCGGAGTTCAACAACAGCATTACGCAGCTTGAAGCCAAAGAAGCGGAGCTGCTGACCCGCCTGAAGCCGATGGAGCTTAAGAACGAAGCACGTTTGAAAGAGCTGACAGACAAGTACTTTGCAGCTAAACGTGTTGCAGACAGCTTGGTGTTGGATAAGCCTACGGAAGAAACCAAAGGCGCCACACGCGCACCGATGGCAGAGAACGTCAAGGACTTGGCTCAGGCAACGCGCACTCTTGCGCAGCAGGAGAAGAACACTGACGTTGCGCCAAGAATTAAACAGAACCAGCAGCTGCGCACCGCCACCACAGCGGAATCGCGTGTGTACAAGAAGGCTGAAAAACTGGCCAAGATGGACCGCATCGTCACGATGTATCCAGAAGGAAGCCCCGAGTACAACCGAGCGCTGAAAGAAGTAACCGCCGGGTACGTCAACAAACTGGCTGATGAGAAAGGCCCAAGCAGCGACGTTGTTCTGCGTGTGGAAAAAGGCGTTGACTTTGTGCCGGTAGACGCCGCTGCTGCTAAGGCAACGGCTGACAAGTTTGCCAGCAAGCTGCCTTCTGACGTCAAGTTTGTGTACGCGCCAACCATGGGCCAAGCTCCCGTGAAATTCTTGCGTGCATTGGCAGATGCTGACATCGACGTGCGCGAGTCTACAGTTAAAGGCGGTGTGCTGGCAGACGGCACCATTGTTGTGATTGGCGACATGCACAACAGCCTGAAGGACTTGGAGCAGACGCTTGTTCACGAAGCCGTAGGTCACTACGGTGTTGATCTGGTGTTGGGCCCACAAGGCATGATGGACTTGACCAAGGCTATTCGTACTGGCGAAGGCGGTATTTACGGCATGGCCAAGGCGTTGGGCGTGGAAGAGGACGTGGCCTTTACGGCGCTGGCTTGGGAAGCAAAAGCCTCCGAGGCAGAAAGTCGCGGCGACAAAGAGAAAGCTGCTTATCTGCGCCGCATGGGCGAAGTGCAGTCTGTGCGCGAAATATTGGCGCACCTGCAAGAGCGCACTGTGGACGAGTCCCTTATCAGCAAAGCCGGGCGTTACATCCGCACTGTGCTGGGCGCTATCCGCAGCTGGCTCAAAGGTATGGGTCTGGTCAACATGGCCTCGGTCAGCTCAAGCGACCTGTACTACACGCTGTTCCAAGCTACACGCAGAATGCAGCAACAAACTGCGGGCGCCTATATGTCGCCTACCGGTCTGCTGTCGTTGCGCGTGGAGTACGCAACACCTGAGTTGGCTGCTGCCGGTGCAGTGGTCGATACCGTTATTGCCAAAGAGCGGAACCTGTACGACAAGATCAAAGCCAACGGCTCCGGCCTTGCGTTTGAAACGCAGATGGTCGACCGCTTTGCCGGGTTTGAGCGTTTGGCAAAGACCATGCCTTCGCTGCGCGGAACCCAGATGATGTACTACCTGCGTATGTACGACCAGCGCATGAACCTTGTGGCTCAGTCTGTGGGCAACGGCGCACTCCAACGCATTGAGAAAACGCGCAAAGACGGCCAGAAAGAGTACCTGATTGAAAGCGTCAAGGGCCCTAGCCCTCGGACTGTGGCCGAAATTCTTAAGAAAGCAGCGCCGTTGGTGGGTAGTCCAGATGCAGCCAGCCGGTTGTTTACGCTCTACTTGGCCAACTTCCGCGCCAAGGCCAAAGGTTTGGATGTGCTCAGCATGAGCAGCAAAGTGTCTCAGTCACAGCTGGACCAAGCTATGCGTGCGATTGAGAACACACCCGGACTGGAGACTTTGTTCAAGCAGGCGCGAGCCGAGTACAACGCGTACAACAAAAACCTGTTGCGTTTTGCTGCGCAAACTTCCGCGCTGTCCGAGGAGACCGTGGCAGAGTTGCTCAAGAACGAGGACTACGTGCCTTACTACCGCCAGCGCAACGGCGTTGTGGAGCTGATGTTGGGTGGGGAAAGCCCAATCCGTATCGGCAGTATTGCTGAGCAGCCTTACTTGCAGGAGCTGGTCGGCGGCGATGCGCCCATTCTGGACTTCATGACAAGCGTTGTGCAAAACACCAACTTGCTGACGGACATGGCGTTGCGCAACCAAGCCACGAAGAACGCCGTGTTTGAGCTGGTGGAGATGGGTCTGGCTAAGATTACCAAGAAGGTAATGTCCGGCCCCAACGTGGTCAAGTTCAAGATGGAGCCTGAGAACGACAAGGATACGGGCGATCGCTACGCTTTGATTAACACCGACAAAGCAGGCATCCCTGCGGACATCTTGGTCAAAGGCATGGAGGGTATCCCCACCCAGTTCCCATTTGCGGTTCGTGCGTTGGGCATGCCTGCCAACATCTTGCGCCGTGCCATTACCCTGTCGCCACTCTACGCTGCTCGGCAGTTGTTCCGTGACTCGTTGGCCGCACCGCTTATCTCCGGGGCAAACTTCACGCCTGTTATGGGCGCGTTGCGAGAGATCGGTTCTGCCACCAAGGGCACGCTGGAGTCTCGCGGTATCACGGGCGGTCAAGTCTTTACTGGCGGTCCAGACGATTTGACCAAGATTTTGCGCGATGTTACAGGTGGGCGTGGGGCTTGGACGCAGTTGGTTGGCGCTGCCGAAACCATGACAATGGAAGCAGACGCGTTGACTCGCCGTGCTCAGTACAACAGCTACATCAAGCAAGGCTTGTCCGAAATGGAAGCCACGTACTTGGCGCTGGAGTCGATGAACTTTAACAAGCGCGGTGCGTCTCCAAGCGTGCACTGGATCAACTCGATGGTGCCGTTCTTCAACGCCCAGATTCAGGGTTTGAACGTGCTGTACAAAGCCATGACCGGCAACCTGCCTTTCAACGAGCGGTTGAAGATTCAGGAGAAACTGCTGACACGCGGCCTGATGATTGCTGCCGGTACACTGGCCTATGCCGCGTACATGCAAGACGACGAAGCGTACAAAAACGCAACGCCTGAGCAGAAGTACGGCAACTGGTTTGTGCGCGTGCCCGGTCTGGACGAACCCCTGCGTATCCCAATCCCGTTTGAAATCGGTTACATCTTCAAGGCTTTGCCCGAGGCGCTGTACAACAGCATGATGAACGAGCACGGGTCTGAGGAAGCGGTCAAGGCGTTTAACCAAATCCTGATTCAGACTATTCCGGGCGGCTCCAGCATGCCTACAGTCGAGTTTGGCGGCGTTAAAGTTCCTGTGCCACTGCCCATCCCGGCAGCTGTCAAGCCGATCATTGAGACTTCGCTTGGCAAATCGTTCTTCACACAGCGCGACATTTTGTCTGGGCATGAGAAGACGTTGCTGCCAGAGGCGCAGTACCGGGAAAACACCACGGAGATTGCCAAGTTGTTGGGCAGTTCGGTGGGCGCATCCCCGATCAAGATCGAGGAGCTGGTCAAGGGTTACACCGGCACGATGGGCCTTGCGTTTTTGCAGGCTGTTAGCTCGCCGTTCTCGTCAGCAGGTTCGCCTGAGAAAGCGTTCAAGCGCTTGTCTGAGCTGCCTGTTGTCGGTAGCGCCTTCCAGCCAAACGATGCGGGTGCAATCATCAACGACGCGTACGAGAAGATGAACAAGTTCGCTGCCGTGGGCGACACGATCAACTCTTACGTTGAGCGCGGTGAAATGGCCAAGGCGCGTGAGTTGATGGAAACGCGGAGCAAAGAGTACATGCTGAGCGAAATGGCTTCTGAGTTTACGAACCAGATGCGGGAGCTGTCGCAGTACGAGCGTGCCATCCGTGCGTCTGATCTGACACCTCAAGAAAAGCGTGACCAGCTCGATGCGGTGCGCCAAGTGAAGATCAGGCTTGCGGAAACCGTGCGCCAAGGTGCCAGCAGCTACGAGCCTTAACGATAGAACCACACCCCGCTGAGTCCATTGTGGACGGCGGGGTAGGCTTTAGCGTCGAAGATGCGGCAGCGCAGCGCCTCACTGAGGCCTGCTTTGCGGACTAACTCGTAGTCGAGGCAGGGGACAAAAAACCCCTGCCCCCTCTTAACCCGAGACCACGGGAATGCTCTGGAGTAACGAATCATCGAGTGTGCTCATGTTCGCGCTCAAACGCAGTGTAGCTACGCGCATCGGTGGGCCGTCGGTCTTGGCCAGCATGTCCTTCTTTAGCACCTGCTGCACGATAAACGATTGGGCGATCTCCTGCTTGAACGTCGTGTAGCTGAAGCTCATATTTGAGCAGAACGCACGCAGTAAGCGCTCCTCGATGTAGTAGTCCACGTAGCCCGGATTGACGCCATGCTCGACCCGACCCATGACCTCTTGGCGTGTCGTGGTCTTGCCAACGCTGGTTCCATCCCCGAACATAGCCGCAGGGCTGGCCTTCTCGCCGTACTTGACGATGACGAACTTGCCTTGGAACTCTTGGGTGTAGGCGTTGAGCACATCTTCTGCTGTGCGCTTGCCGCCCTTGATGCACTGGCGTTGGTGAACGATCTGGCGGCGGTAGGCCTCAATGATCTCCTGCGCGGGGATGTTGGCCACACCGGAATGCTTGTCGCTCAGAATCAAAGTCGCCGCAACGACTGCTCCCACAGTGGCCATCCAGTACCGCTCGTCGTTGGGGGCTTTGTACTCAAGATACATACGGCGCGTACACTCAGGCACCAGCTCCCGCAAGAGGTTCACGTTATCCACAAAGAACTGCGCCAAGACCTCTCCAGCCACAGCGTAGTTGGATGTCAGCGACTTGATGATCTCGATCTCTTCGTGCGTCCACTCCAGCTTCACGTCCATGTTGAATTCAATCATGCGGCGCAGCTCACCCTCGGAGGAGTGCTTACGCTCACCTGTCATGTAGTCAACGGCGGGGCGGTTGGATGACATCAGCGCAAGGGATGCCCATGTGGACAGGTTCAGGCGCTCTTTGTTGGTGCCCGACTCCATACGTTCTTTGCCGCGCCCTTCGCTCATACTGAACAAGAAGGCAGGGAACCACTCGAAGTCTTTGCGGTTGTTGGTTGTGATCTCGTCTGTAATCAACGGCAAGCTGCGCAGATGGCCAAGGCGTTGCTGCATGGCAACGGGCGATGTGCCAGCGCCTGTGCGGTAGTGGATGGGGTGACCCCAGATGGACGCAGCTGCGTCCAGCGACAGTGACTTACCCGTACCGGACTCAGTGGAGGCAACGTGCACCGTCGTGCCCAGCAGGCCAGTGAACTTCATCAAGGGGGCGGCAGCACCGGCCACCACAACGGCCAGCTGATCCCACATCTTGCGCCGTACCATCATGTCGATGACCTTGCGCCACTCGGCCAAGGAGCCAGTGGGTTTGGTGCTGTTCACGATGTTTTGCAGCTCCGTTATCGGAACCATAACAGGTGGGCGGTTTGCGCTGTACACACGGCTTGCAAACACAAACGTGCCATCGTCTTGCCAGCCGTAGCTTGGAGGCATGTTGATGGGGGACTTCTCAACGCTCAGCTTCTCAACGCTGGCGCGGATGTAGTCGTAGAAGTTCTTGTCGTTGCCGGAGCCAAACGCAGCCATGACGTTCTGGTTGGCCAAGTGCTTGATCGTCTCGTCCTTGCTGGCCAGACATTTCTGGGGCACGAGCACGTTGTGCAGTTGTTTGTTCTTGATGACGCAAAAGTGCACCTCATGACTGCCGTTGTTGTTCAGCACGTCCAGAGGGAAGATGGTGTTGGAGCACAGCAGCAGTTGCTTCGTTACCTTGTGGCCGTCAGCATCCTCCTCGATGCGCTCCAAGAACACGCCGCCTCGTTTACCAAAGGCATAGCCCCGTGGTGGTTCAGGCTGGGCGATCAGCACAGTGTCGGCCTCAGTATCGGCATCGACCGCTGCGCTGCTTTCAACCTCGACCATAGTCTCGTCCGTGGTCAGCGCCATCTCGCGGCCCCACAGCAGTGGGTTGGTAATCTTGCCCCAGTGTGGGCAACCACGGCACACGCCGGGGTTCATGTCGTCCATCGCCGCGCAGGAGTACGGGCCTTTGATCTCGGCCAGCTTCTGGTGCATGCGCTCATGCGGGTATGGATGCAAGTCGCTCAGCCACACGGCTGCTTTTTCTCCGTCTGCGCAGACCTTGGCCCAACTTAAAACGCCACGCCAGATCGGCTCCATGCCGTCGTCTGATGCGTTCTCAACGTAGTTCTGGAGCTGGGCGCAGCCTGAGCCAGCTTTGGTTTTGAGCAGAATTTTTTTGAACAACGTCACGCTGTTTTGCGCAAGCGCCGTCAACATGGAAGGAGGGTTGACACCCGTCGGCCTCTGCCCCGGCAGAGCCAGCGAAGAGGAGGTGGGCATCTTCACGAACTCAGGACCAAACCCTTGAGCGGTCAGGATAGCCTCGATGTCGTCCACCGCAAAGCGGTTACCTTCAGCGATGCTGCGCACACGCGTAGCTTCGCGCACTGCCTTGCCGTTCTTGATCCCGGTGTTGGTGGTGTCAGGTACGCGCAAGACTCGGGAAGCATCGCCCGTGACCGCAGTGTCGATAGCCAGCCCGTGCTTTAAGCACAGCTCTTTGAAGCGCTTGGCAAACGCATACCACTCGTCCTTGAACAGCATCTCGTCGAGCGGCCAGTAGGCGTGGATGCCACCGCCAGAGTGAACCAGCCAAGGGTCGCCCAGCTCAGACAGCCCGGTGTCGTCACAGAACTTCTGCAACGCCTGCGCCGCAGCTTTGGCGCTCGGGTATGACTTGGGCTTGATGACCAGCTCGCCGTGCTTGTCCGGCACTGGGATGTCTTTGGGGTGGTTGCAGTCAAGGTCAACAGCCAGCACTTGACTGGCGTGCATGTTGTCCTTGGTGCGGTCTTTGTCCGTACCGAATGTGCCGAGGGCGAAGTAAGTGTCGTATCCAGCTTGCGCCCACTTCTCAACGGTGGGCATGAGTTCCTCAAGGGTTTGTCCGAAGACGTGTTGTTTTTTCTTTGAAAGTTCTACCGCGCAGTAATAGCCATTACCCGGAGACGGCAAAACCGCCGCCATCAAATCGAGCGGAGTCATGAGGGTCCTTCGGGAATTGTTTACTTCAGATCGTCTTCGGCGTTGTCCAGCAGCGCGACGTAGCGCTCATACAACTCTTTCACGAAGTCAACGGACACGTTGTAGTTGGCCATGTAGATGTGGTTCAACAGCTCTTCGTTGGTCAGGGCTTGAGGTTGTACTCTTTGCATATTTTTCTCCATGCCTCATCAGCTGTGCTTGAGGTCTGCATAATTGTTAAGAGAGTTTCCACGCGATGGCGGTAGGCGACAAAGACCTCTGATCCGTTGAACCAGTTGTAGACGGTCTGGCGCGTGACACCAAGTGCGTAGGCGATTTTCGTGACAGGGAAATCCAAGTGGATAGCCCAACGCCCAAGCTGGTTGCCCAGAGACTTGGGAGTCTTCATCACGTCGTCAATGATTTTTTGTGAGTAGGCCATGTTGTTTAGGTGGGGGTACTCGCTGCGTCTGGGTATCCAACGGCTGTTGGCTTTCACGGGCGATACCGCCCAGCATCCGCTTTCCCCCCGATTTAATTACTCGTCGTCCCAGTCGGACACGATGTCAGCCAGCTTGGACTTCTTGGCAGGCACGGCTGCAGCCTTGGCTGTCTCCTTGCGCACTTCGGGTTCGTCGTCAGCGTCAGCTTCCACCACGGGTGCAGCTTTGGCTTTGGGCTTGGGGGCCTTGGCTCGCTCAGCGGCAATCGCGGCGTCTTCTTCCTCGTCCATCAGCTCACCCATCGGCTTAGCTACGGCCTTGGGCGCGGCACCGGCAATCGCCATCGGGGCAGCTTTCACGCCGTCAGCTTGGGCCACCGTGAGGGTCACGGCCTTCTTGGCTTCGTCAGACTCGCCTTGAGCCACAGCGATTGGGTACTCTTCGTCTGTCAACCAGCGCGTAGGCGCGAAGAACAGCTTGGGAGACTCAGCCTTGGTGTCGAACTTCATGCGCGTGACGATCTGCTCGGGGTTGACCGGAGGTGTCTGCGCTGCCAAGAAGCGGGCGTAGGCTTGCAGGGGACGCTTATCGCCTTCTTCCTTACCGAAGACGCTGGTAGCGGGGAGTGTCAGTTGCAGCACATCACCTTCAGGGTTGTTGGCCAACACAACAGCAAGGCGCTGTTGGAAGCGGCAGGCGCGGCTATTGCCGTTACCGGAACCGGCTTCGTTCTGTGGGCAACCCATGCAGGACTTGCTCTGGGGAGCGGCGATGCTTGCATCAGGTTTCTCACCGTCATTGCTCCAGCAGTCAGGGCGCACAATCGCATCAGCGTTGTAGGCACCGGCGTAGAAGATACGGCTGACCTTGGGGGCAGCGCGGACGATGATGACGTCAAGGTGGCGGTCGTCGATACTGGTGATCTCCTTGCCGCCTGCCACCAGACGGAACACGCCGCCTTTGATGGAGATGCGCTTGGTGGACAGACCAGCACCGCCGCCCGTCAGGGCCTTGGCTGTTTCAGACAACTCATTGTTACGAGCGAATGCGGGGACGTTGGACGAATTGAAAAGCGTAATGTTGCTCATGATTGCGTTACTTTCGGATTGGTGTTACACGAATGTCGAACCCAGTGACTGAGTTCAAACCCGGCGGTAGAACGCCGGGGTTTTCTTCCAAGAACTGTGCCATGTTGGATTGGGCGATGCGCTTTTCCAGCAGGTCAACGACTTGGTGTTCCAGCACGAATGCTTTGAACGAGTCCCAGTCCTGCGTGTTGTAGCGCGTCGACTTCATCAACGACACTGTTCCAGAGGAAGTCTTGACCGATGTCAGGCCGAGGGCCTTCATCTGGTCTTTGATTGCGAGGCGAATTTCTTCGCGCTGCTCTTCAAGCTCAGCCAGCTCTTTGTCGAGCTGGGCTTGCTTGGCCTTGATCTTGGCGTGGATGGCAACCAGCTTGTCGAGGGGGATAACCTCGGTCTCTGGCGCCGCTTCGATGTCTTCAGTCATTGCTTTCTCCTGTGTGTTTTTTGTCAAGCGTTGGACAGTTTACATGGGTTTTTTCTTTGCGCAACCCCCTTTCAAGAATTTATTTCAAGCGTGAACATCTCAGTCAGAAGTGAGCTATCACTCACTTTCGCTCCGAGGGCTTTGAACATCTTGGCCTCCACTGGGGAGCTCTGGATGTGGAACACCGTCACCTTGTCGGAGTTCTGGCCCTTGCGGTCGGCACGGGCAATACACTGGATGTACTGCTCAACGCTCATCAAGGGGCCGTAGAACACCACGGTGTCAGCTGCGGTTAAGGTAATCCCGTGCGCTGTGGCTTGTGGTTGCATGACTAACACCCTTGGGTCGGGGTCGGTCTGGAAGCGGTGGATGATGTCGCCTCGTTTGCTGGCCGATACGCCGCCGTGGATGCACTCGTTGGTGATGCCCTTGGAGGTCAGGTACCGCTGGATGGTCTCGATGCTGGCGCGGAACAACGCGAAGATGATGACCTTGCGTGAGGTCTCTTCCAGAATTTCCTCCAGCACATTGAGCCGTGGGCCCGCGTCAAACTCCACCACCTCTTTGGTATCCGTGAGCGCCGCACCGCAACTGACTTGCAGCAGCTTGCTCAGCATAGCAGCGGCGTTGACCGCAGTGATGACTTCTCCAGCCGCTTGGACCAGCATCTGGTCCTTGAGCATGTTGTAGTACTTCACCTGCTGCGGAGTCAGCGGCACCTCACGGGTCAGCGTCATCACTGGTGGCAAGTCAAGGCACTGGTCTTTGGAGTAGCGGATCGCTGGCTGCAACGCATTGAACACACGGTCACGTGCATCGTGCTTGGGCGCCCACTTGTACAGCGTGATCTTGTTCATCACCGAGTCACGCCAGCCTGTAAAGAACATCGGCACGTTGTCGGGGTTGACCAGCTTGGCCAGCCCGTAAGCATCAGCAGGGGACTGCGATGCGGGAGTACCCGTCATCATCCACAGGTGCGTCTTCGGTGTGAGGATGGACTTGAGTGTCTTCCATCGCTTGGTGGTCACGGTCTTGTAGGCGTTGGCCTCATCGACAATCACCAGATCAAAGCGGCCATCGTTGATGATCTCATCAGCAATCAGGTTCAAGCCGTCGTAGTTGCAGATCACGAACTCGTAGTCCTGCTGAATCATCTCGATGCGACGGGATGCCTTGTTGTGATGCGCCACGATAGCTGAGCGGTGGATGATGCTGTTGTTCAGATCGCTGAGCCACGCCGAGTGCATGATCGACAGTGGGCACAGAATAAGCACACGCCGCACAAACCCCAGCTTCATCAAGTAGTCAGCAGCCCAGAGAGATGCCAGCGTCTTGCCCGTGCCGGGGTCGTTGAAACAGAACGCACGCTTGTGCATGGTGAGAAATGCAGCTGTCTCCACTTGATGGGCCATAGGCTTGTAACGCCCCGGCCAGTCATAGCGCCGAGTGATCGGCGACTGGATGTCTTTTACGCCAAGATTCTTGAGAACACGCGCCTCATCGAGGCCCCAGTACACAGCAACGTCAAAGCCGCCGTCATCACGCTCGATGACTTTGTGCTTCGGGATGATCTTGTACTTCTCTGGGTTACGCGTTCTGAAGACAACGGCTTTGTTGTCGATGATGTCCACTGCTTCTCCTTGGTTTTTATTTGTTGTCGCCTTGGTTGGCTTTCTTCGCACGCAGTCTCAGGTTGCCCGGAGTTGATGTGCCGCCCTTGCGTAGCGGCTTGATGTGGTCAATGTCTTTGCCTGCACGGTCGATGCCTTTCTTGTCGTATGCACGTCGCGCACGTTGGCGCTCATGCTGGTCTGAGTCTGGGCCGGACTTGCCGGTCTCCAGATCGCGTTTGTATTCCTTCTTGTAGTCTCTGGTTGCCATGGTGTTACTCCTGTGTTGGCGGGAATCGTGTGGTCAGCACGACAAGGTAGTGACGCAATTCACCGTCTTTCATGTTCAGTAAATTGCGTATGTCGTTGTAGTTAAGCGTGATGCTCTCTACGTGGTATCCGTAGGTTGCACCGCCTGCTTGAATGGTACGCCGTTCTCCGTTACTTAGCTGTAGCTCCATATCAATCTCTCTTTCGATTATGTTCACAGGTTTTAACAACGCACCACCCGCATAACGGTGTGGGCTTGGGGTTCCACACCCCAGTCTCATGCGCCTTTTCAATGCGGGCAACGCGCTCCCGATAATCCCACCAGTACTCCTCGGCTTCACCGCGCAAGAAGCTGGCTTTCACCAAGTCGTTCTTGACCACGAACAGCAAACCACCACTGACTTTGCGGATGTGCGGGAAGTGCACGAACACCATCAAAGCCATCAGCCGAAGCTGCTCCCGATCAGGGTACTTGTTGTTGCCAGTTTTATAGTCGACCACGCGAGCTGTCAAGTTGTCATCGTCGATGATGAGCAAGTCAGCAATGCCGCGCACCCATACATCTTTGTCCATGAACCCACAAGGGCGCAGATCAGCAGTCACACCCATCTCGTGCTCACACAGCTTGCGACCGGGCTTGGCCTTGAGCGCATCGAGCATGTCCTTGACGAACTCAAACTGTGGTGGCAACGGCTTGTTGTCCTTGATGTAGTGCTCAGCGGCTGAGTGCAACTCCTTGCCGTACAGCGTGGCTTGCGTGTCAGTGAACGGGAAGTTCTTGAGCACCTTCACTTCGTGATAGCGCCGGGGGCAACCCTCGTAGTCCTTGAGCGCAGAGTGTGACCATTTAACTGTCATTGTGCTGCCTTTGTGTTTTGTTGCACCCACTGGAGGTGCTCACCTGTTTCGGTGTACTCCTCGATGGGCACTACGCGAACATCCATATCACCGTTTTCACGGTGCGTCATGAGCAACACACCTGTGCCGTACAGCAAAGCGTTCTTGAACATGGTGTCAAAGTCGTCATCGTTTTTCATTAGAACCTCGCAGATTGAATTGCTTTGCTGAGCCTGTTGCTGAACTCTTCGACGAAGTTCTCGTCGTTGTTCAAGTCAGGGCGGTCCATGCTCTCAAGGATGGCGTGCGTGAGCTCGTGCCAGAAGGTCTCTTGCAGAGCCGACAGCTTGAGTGGTATGCCGTGGTAGGACTTACGCGCCAGCGTGATGGTGCGCTTGGCGTAGTGCACCTCCCCCATATACAGGCGCTCGCGCATGGACTCAGCGATGTCAACGCTGTACCAGTTCTCGCCTACCTTAATCTTCTTTGGCAGTGTCAGTTGTTTCATTTGCTTTCTCCGTAGTTAATGTTTGTAGTTGCCACGATCCGACCAGCATCCCTTCGATGCCATCAGCCACTGACGCCATCAGGTAATGCAACCTTGACAGCGCTTCTTTCTCGCTCTGGCCTGTCACCATGACCTTTGCGCGATACACAACGTCGTACTCTTTGAACATTTGCTTTCTCCTTATCCTTTGGCCAAACCATAGCGGCGGTGTGCACCGACTTCTGAGTTCAGCGGTATGCCGGGCATGTACTTGGGCTGTGCAATCATCTGCTCCAGCACCCAGTCAATGGCACCCTTGACCTCATCGTCAGGCACGACACAGAGCAATTCATCATGCACTGTGCCTACCACGGGGTACTTCTTGTCCACCCGTAGCATGCCGTCTGTCATCACTACTCGCGCAGTTCCCTGCACGATATTGTTCGTTATCTTACCGGCATACAGTTTGGTGGGCTTCACGCCCGCTTCACCGTACACCCAATTAGTTTGCTTCGTTGCTTTATCGACTTCCCTGCGCAGGTTCGGATATTTGAGCGTCATGCCCGAAGGCAATACGATCTCCTCCTTGCGAAAGGTAACGCATTTATACACCACCTCTTCGCCGCCGTAAAGGGACTTCTCCATCAGCTTTGAGCACATGTCCCAAAAGCTCACCACGGGGTGCGCTGTGCTGCGGTAGATGTCGATGATCTTCTTGGCCGCTACGCAGTGGATCAGCAACTCCTTCTCGGTGCAGGTGTGGGGAATCTCCCGGAGCTTCTTAACATTCTCGTCCCACCCAACGAAGCGGTCGATGTAGGCGGCATCCACACCGAGCTTCTTTGCAAACGCTTTGTCGTAGCGTACGGGAGGTGCGCCAAGGAATCCAACGAGAAGCTGAGCAGCGAAAGACGCCCAGCCAAGCCCGTACCCGCAGCCAAGGAGTGCCGACTTTGCAGACTGTCGCAGGTCTGGATGGCTTTCTTTTGAAAGTCCGGGTATGTTGAACATCTGAGCACCGAAAGCGGCATAAGCGTCACTGCCAGACCGGAAGATGTCGAGCATATCTTCGTAATCCGCAAACCACGCAAGTACTCGCGGTTCAATTTGCGAAAGGTCCCCGACGACAAGCTGGTACCCCATCGGTGCCATGATCGCTTTGCGTAAGAACGAACCTCGCTTGAGGTTTTGCATGTTGATGGCGCTTCCTTTAGCAGCAGTCCAACGGCCCGTCGCCGCGCCATAGTAGCTAAGCGGGACCGGGAGCGTACCCCTGCCCGAAATATCAAGGAAGCGCTGTGCCCGTGTACGCTCGGTCGTTGACTTAACGCGAAGGCGAGCTTCACAAAGAAGGGCAACGTCTTCACGTTCACCGTTGAGCAGCGCTTGAAAAAGCGCGTCATTCTTTGCAAAAGCAAACGTCTCCTTCCCAGTGGTCTTGCTGACTTTTGTAGGGGGCGTGACACCCATGAGAGTGAGGACTTCCGCAAACTTTGGGTTCGACGCAAGTGAAGATTCTTCCACGTCGAGCTTTTTGAGTAGGCCTTCACGCTTTTCTCCTTCTTCTGATAGCGCCTTGATGAGCATCTCCCGGTCCAACTCAAGGCAGGCGTTGGTGTACATGCGCAGGGTCATGTCGATCAGTCGAAGCTCTTTGGCAGGGTAGCCTTGGATTAGTCTCTCGAAGATTGCTTCGCATAAAACCACGTCGTGTTTGCAGTAGTCTGCCAGTTCACTCTCGATCTCCGGTCCCAACTCGCTGAGTCCATTGGTAGAGTGCACGGCTCGCCCCTTCTCAGGTAGCCCGAAATCTCCTGCGAGTTTGGCGAGGGAATTGCCAACCTCCACGCCGCGTAAAGCTCTTGCCATCGACAGGGTGTCGAAGATAAAGGCGGGGGTAATTCCGTACCGCCAGCACAGAATTGAAACATCGAATTGTGCGTTGTGTGCAAGCACTGCGGTTCGGCTCCAGTCCACTCCAGCAACGTATGCACGTAGGTCGCGTTCTCCAACCCACACGATTGGATCATCACTTCCATACTCGTGGAAGCAACACCCAAATGCTTTGAATCTAAGATCACGTATGTACTCCTCTGTTGTCATCTTGGACAGCGTGTAGTCCTTGCTGTCCCACCGTGTCTCAAAGTCCACGGTAATGATGCGGTCGTATGGGGCGCTCAATTAAACATCTCCTTGGGTGGTGCGTCGCGCATGGTCAACGCTTGTGTCATCTCGTAGGCATGCTCAACCATCTCGGTCATCTCCATCTCATCAGCGCCAGCAGAGAACGTCAGCATGGCGTCCCCAGTATCGACCAGCACGACTGCTTTGCAGGGCGATGTGTCGTCGTAGCACTTGGCCAGCATCATGATGAGCTTTGCGAAATGTGTGCGCAGGCCCTCGTCTTGTTTGCCTAAGTTGTCGATCGTGGCATCCCACGACTCTTGTGTCAGCTTATCCATGCCAGCAACCTTTCTTCTAGTTCATCAATACATGTTTCGTTTACTAAGCAAGCAAACCCGCCAGCTTTAGCGATTGCGTTCAACTCACGCTCTTGCAGCGCGGTTGCTTTACCGTTACCAGCCTTGCACTCGATGGCAATGAACTTGCCGTTCTTGCAGCCGATGATGTCGGGGATACCCGAGCGCCCAAGCCCCATGCCCGGAGGCATGAAGTGGTAAACGCCGTGGCGGTCCAGCATCTTGCGCACTGCGGCTTTCACTTTTCCTTCAGGTGTTGTTGCCACTTTGTTTCTCCAGTGCCAGTAAAAACAACAGGCAGCAGCCTGCGTGTGCAAGGTGTGACAAACCCGTCTCGGGGTCAACGTCCTCATTGTTTTGGTATGCAATCAAGTGTCTGAAAGCAGCGGCCATGTAGCGTGTCTCACCGAACTTAACGAAACGCCAGTTCTCACGAGCGTACTTCTTAGCGCCGAACTCCAACACCTTGACGATCTCTTCCAGCCCGTCCCACGGGACAAGCGTGTAGTCGAGCTTGCCTGCGTCGAACTTCATTCCTTCTTTGATACTCATTGTTTTCTCCTTTTAGCGTCTGGTCGTGGGCAATTTTCTGGGGGTACAACTACGCACCATATGGCGCTGGGCATTCCCGTGCCGCCAAAGTGTGTCCATCTGTCGATGTATGCGTCCGGCATGTTCTTGAGCATGCGGCGGATGTTCACAGGTTCTTTGTTCAGGTTGTTGGCAATCGTGCCTACATCCATCCCGTCAGGGTTTTCTCTGAGCAGTGAGCGCACAGAGTGCGTTGCATTAGTTCTCATTACTTCTCGTGTTTGTTAGGTGAGGGTTTCACATTTGGGTGAGCGCGGCTGAATATGCCGAACTGCTTGTATGCAATAACGGCCAGCTCTTTTTCTGTTTTGCTCAGGTTTGGTATCGTGCCCGACATCTTACCCACAACTCGTTGGGATTCAACAAAGTCGGTGGCAATTTGTGAGCCGCTCTTACCATCAGCGCCCTTGGCGCGGAAGGTGTGGTCTTCGTAAAAGATACTGGGCCGTGGGTCTTCGTGCCAGTGAAACGGCGATCCGGGTTTGCATTTACATTCCATTTTTTTCTTTCAGTTTAATTTCGATGGCTCGGGCAAACGCCTTCATGCCGGAAGGCAGACGCTTTGTTTCAGCGTCTACACTGACCAGCGCATCTTTCATTTCATCATCCGACAGCCCAACCCACTCACGCTTGGTAATGGTTGCAGCTACGGCTTCTTTACGCATGGCAGCTTCGCGCTCGATGCGGTTGAACTCCTCGTCTTCTTCTGTCATGTGTTCTCCTTGTTGAAATACCATTTCCATCTACGCTCTTTGGCAATGAGCAGCAACGCATGCTTGACGTAATCCTCAAGGACCATGCCCAGCTTTCGCACTACTGCAATTTCGGCGGCTGTCAGCACAATCTTGCCGACTTTGTTTTGCCCTCGTACTTTTCTCACATACATGGCGCACCTTCTGTGATGACCCATTGGGTCTTTGGTTTCTTGTAGTGAACGCCCCACTTGGTGCGGTCTTTGGGGTGAGGGCAGTCCTCTGGCACATGCACTGCAACCCACACCTTCTCGTACTGACCCCGCCCACCCAAGCGCCAGCGGTCAACATACACATCGGGCATGGCTCTCAGTGATGTCCTGACATTGGCAGGGTGCATGTTCAGCACCTCGGCAATCTCCAGTGGCGACATGCCGCTCGGCCTTGTGCGTAGCAGTGTGCGGATTCTTTTCTGACGCACAGGTGTCATTTCTTCTCCAAAACAATTTTCTCCAACACCTTCAGCATCACGCACAGGTCATCGTGCAGGTAGTCGGGGAGCATGTTCTTTGTGCTGAACGCCCACGACTCCAGCGCGGACAGCAGTTTGATTGCTTGCAGAGCTTCTTCTTTGGTCATTTGATAATCCTCATAAAACCGTTGCACTTGGCGCACTTGTAGATGGGTTGCCCTTCGACAGGCTCCCAGCGGTGTTTGCACTCAGTCATTTGCGTAATACCTTTCATCGCCGTAACAGTAATCATCTTCTTGCACTGCCTTGATTTTTTCGGGTTGTCCCCTTGCTCGGAAGTCTTTAGCAAATGCCGAGTTAACCATGTCATATTCCTTCAGCAAATCTTCTACCGCCTCACGCTCATCAGCACGAACAAGGGATTCAAAGCGTTTGAGCTTTTCAATATCCCAATACATCAGCGTGTCTGCGCCAGCCTCACGGGCCATGTCGAGTGTGTTTCTCATAACCCCATCTCCTTGAGCGCCGCTTGCAGTCCAGCCAAGCCGCCGACACGCTGGCCTTCGATAAAAATCTGTGGCATCTGCCGCACTTCAGGGTGAGCCTTGAGCAGCTTCTCAAACTCAAACTCGTCCGTCTGGTCGTGCATCTCGATGTACCCCAGCCCTTTGCTTGCCAGCAGGTTCTTGGCCGTCACGCAGTTTGGACAGCCGTGCTTGGTAAAAATTGTGATGTTCATGTGTGCTTCTCCTTGAGTTTGGCTTGGTAGAACTTCACGAGGTTCATCACCCCGCGCTTGCCGTCCGGCTGTCCGCGCACGAACCATTTGCCCGTGCCGGGCCAGAAGTCTATGAACCCATCGCCGCATTTGACGATGAGGTGTGCGCCCATGTTATGGCTTGTGAACTCGATGCCAAACGTACGCAGTGTCTGCGCACTGTGCTCTCGGTTGCTTGCGCGTTTGGCTTTGCTTCGTTCAGCGTAGCCTTCCCACACTTCTGCCATTTCACCCATTGTTCTTCTCCTTGAGTTTGGCTTCGATGGCTCGGGCAAAGTAAAACTGGCTTGTCCAATCGCCACTCATCGTCTGCATTACTTCCGCATCCGTCAGCCCAACCCATTGCCGCTGTGCTGCGGGCGGGGTGGTGTAGAGGGGTGCAATCTTTTTCAAACGAGGGTTGCTTTTCTCAAATCCCCATTCGACTTGCTGTGCGTCTACACACATGGTGCGGCCAGTTTCTTCATGTTGGAACATCCACGCCACAGGCTCCTGCACAGGCTCATAGTCCAGCCCCAACTCTCTGGCGTTCTCTGCCTTCTTGTCGAGTGCTTCGTCTTTGGTTACCACGGTGCTTCTCCTGCGCTGTCGCGCTTTTGTTTCTCATGCAGTTTGATCTGCTCTGGTGTCCACGGCACAGGGCCAGTGGGTGGTGGGAAAGGCCAAGTCATCTCAACCTCCAAAGATTTTGCGCAGCTCATCGTACAGGGCACGGGCTTGCTTGATGCTCAAGTGATTGAGCAAAGTCTCGGCATCCCATGAACTGTTGATCTGAGGCGCAGCTTCGACCATGGGCGCGGCTTTGGTAGGTAATGCGGCGATGCCTGCCGATGGCTTGGGGTTGATGACTTCCCCTGTGCGTGTGTTGATGATGGTGACTTGCTTGCGATCAGGTGTGGGTTGTGCATTGACCTGTGGTTTGACTTGTGGTTTGGCCGGGGTTGCTTTGGATTTCCTTCGGCGGGGTTGCTGAATGGGCGCGTAATCCTTTACCACGGCAGTAAGTTTCCCATTTGCATCGGCCACGATCAGCCGCACACGCGCCATCTGGTAGCACAGGGACGACACAGAGTTTGCATTGAACCCTTGCGCCACAAGGCGGTTGGTCACTTGGTCGATAGTCAGGCCCGGATTGTCACGAATGTAGTGGAATGTGGTGCGGGACACATTGTTGGTGATGCGTTTGTCTGTCTTCTCTGGGGTAGGTACAACGGTCAAGGTCTTCTCCTGTTTGGGTTGGATTTTTTGGTGGGCTTCATCGTCTGCGGCCCATGCGTTTGCTGTTTGTGAAAGTGCTTTTTCCAGTGCTGTTTTGATGTCAGGCATTGCCTTCTCCTTCTGTTTAAAAACTTTGTTAACCCACTGCACGAACTCGTGCTTGCGGTAGTATTTCTTTGCAGACCTCAACGGGGTCTTCGCGTGTTCCAGTACGGGCTTGGGTGCGTCTGCGTGTTTAGCGGCAACGCGCCCGAACCATCGGTAGTCGATGCCTGCCGCTTCGCAACACTCTTGCAGTGTGTGCAAGGGCGTGTGCTTCACGCCATTTGCTTTGTCCCGCTGATGCAGTTGAACCTGTCGCAAAATACTGTTGTGCATACCTATCTCACTTGAAGCGGCGCAAAGTAACGAACGCAGGTTCGACCTTGGTCTGTGGTGGTAGGGGTGTTGTACGAAGTTCAGATGGTGGCACCCATCCGTACTTGCGCCATGTGGTTTGCACATCAGCGCCAGATGTCCACTTGAATTCGGGATGGCCCACGGGAATCATGGGCGTTGTTTTCTTGAGGTTTGAAATCATAATTTTCTCCTTGGGGTTGGCATTATTTGTCCAGCGTTAGACAGATGTCAACAGATATTTTTATCCGCTCCCACCTGTCTAACTTGGTACTCACTCTACATACAAAACTACTGCCAAATAAATGGCGAGGAGTAAGAAGATGATGCGCTCAGCTTTGTCGCTGACGATCTCGATGTGGGTGGGTATGCCCCTTGCGGGGCCTTTGTATTTGCGAGTCATTTGTTTTCTCCAAAGTGTTTAACTGCCGCGTCGAAGTTCAGCGCGTTGTCCTCGATCATTTCCCAATACTCAGCGTCGTCCATGTCGTCGAAAGTGATCCATCGCTCCGTGTCGTAGAACTCCAGCACCGTATTGATCGAGCCGAACGACTTGGCCAGCGCATCGTAGATCGTGACTGCGTGGTCGTAGTCCTTCACCATAGCTACTGCCTGCATGACAGCGCATGCTCTTGCTGCTTTACTTTTCATTTCACTCTCCTTGGGTTATGCCGAATAGGCTTGGTCAAAAATTGTGGCGAGCACGACTGTGGGGTCGTATGTGTTGCAGGCCTTGAGTGCTTCGGCAAGCACCTGCTCGTTGATCCTGTTGCGGTCGATCATGCGCTCGGCCATCTCTGGGTCTTCGGGCCACACGGACTCGCACATAAGCTCGATCAGCCACTGCTTAGAACCTGCCTGCGCATCGTACAGAGCCTCTTGAAGCTCAAGGGTGTAGGACTCAAAGTCCCAGTCGTAGTCATCACTGCTCAGGTGATGGTAACCATCCCCGGCGGCAAAAGAGCTGACACCCGTCGAAGACGCGGTGTACCAAGAGGAGTAGTCGATACGCTCAACCACAGTCGGGTCACGGTCAGTGGGCAGGCTGTCCCAGTCGATGCGAGCAACGCGCTCGGCCAGTGCTTGCAGGTGGATGATGTCAAGCGACTCCTTTTCGCTGTGCTCAGAGTAGTAGCCCACGCTGATGTTGGTGCACTCGGGGATGATGTCGATGAACTCAGCCGTGTCGGTATACACACCGGAGTTGTCGGGCAGATACATCAGGGTAGTGTCGGCGTTGAGCGCGGCACTGAGGGCATCGGCAAACACATCAGAGCAGCAACGCCCACGACCTTGGTGCGTGATAACGCTGTCGATACCCCGGCGATCAAAGGCAATAGCGCGGTCGAACTCAGAGAGAAGTTCTCTCTGGGTATCAGCAAGATGTGTCGCACCGATACCGCCGCACTCCTCACCTTGGGTGAACACATAATAAGCATCAACGCCCGCGTGAAGCAGGTGCATGAGCATTGCAACACCAGCGCCATCGTCAGCACCCAGAGGTGCGCCGTCAGCGTGCCAGTGTGTCGTGGTCTGCCTGATCTTGTTGGGGCCTTCCTTGCGGTGCACAGTGTCCACATGGGCTACGAACAGCGTGCGGTTCTCTACACTGATGCGTGTGTCGATGTGCAGGTTGCCAGCCGCATCGCGGTGAATCTTGGCGTGTGCAGGGGCGCGTTCTTCCAACCAGTTGGTCAGGCGTTTGGTTCCCTCGCTGTTGTGTGGGCGCATCATCGAGAGCGCACGGGCCAAGGTCTTGTACAGGATAGTGTGTTTGTTCATGGATGTTTCTCCTTTGGGTTAAGCGGCGAGCGAGAAGCGCTCGTCAATGGTTATGTCAACGACGGCGGTTACTGTCAAGGTAGGCTCGGCCTCGACCGCTGTCTCGCTCTCCTCCACATCTTCTTCCTCTTGCTCAGGCGCATGGTCGGGGTGGTACAGGTCGCCGTCAACCTCTACGCTGTCCTCGTCATCGGTGTAGTAGTTGCCTGACTCAGAGCAGCACCAGCAGTCCTCACGCAACTCGTACCGGCCAGTGTCCTCGGCGTAGCAGATGTCGTCATCGTCAACATGGTAGTAGGCATCCGCAGACTCGATGTACACAGCGTTGTCGTGGTGCTCGTACTCGCCGTTGGCAAGCTCAACGATGCTGTTGTCAGACAGGTAGTTGATGTCGTACAACTCGCCGCCAACCTCAATCACATCGTCATTGCGGATGTAGTACTCATTGCCCCGGCGGCTGTATGCGTAGGTGTAGTCGTTCTCAAGGCACTGATCGCACACATGGTTGTCCTGACATACGCCAGTCCACGCACCCTCGTCATCGTCAAACCCAGCGCCGCAGTCCTCACAGGTATGCTCGTGGCCGTCAATGATGCCGCTTGTGTTGGTCGCTTCCCAACCATCGTAGTGGTTGATGCAGAACAGATCGTCACCATGCTCCTCGACAAACTGACAGTTGCCGTCAATGTATGGCATCAAGAACCCGCTACGGCGCAGAGGGTAGCGCATCAAGCGTACATGGTCAGGCCAGCCAGACCACTTGCTGTAACCCAGCGACTTGAGATAGACCTCGATGGCCTCGTCAGCACCGGAGTGAGACATCTCGTCACGCTCTCGTTTGTATGAGCGCACAAACCCCTTGCCTTCATCGCTGTCATGCACAAGGCAACGACCCAGCACCCCGCCGTCATCACCAGTACGCACAGCCATACCCCAGCCAAGCGATGGGTCGTACACCGCATAGGGGTGGCGGTGCTTGCCGTCATCGCACGAGATGTTGAAGTCACTGCTCATGCAAGAGCGTGGGCCTCGTTGCACTGCACGAACCATCAGCTCCAAGTTGTTGGTGATAACAGTTGTGCCGCCGTAGGTGTACTGCGCGGCAAGGTCACGGATGATGTTGTCTGGCGCATCAGGGAAGTGGCGCGTCAGATACTTACCGATGGTAGTCACGACAGCTTTGATGTCGCTGTCGCCGTTGTGCATGGCTGACTTCTCGTCCCGTGTGTAGGCCAATCGGTTGGGGTCAGTGATCGCTTTGTGTGGCCACTCAAGCAACATCTGTTGCCAGTTGGTGGGTTGATAGCGTTGCTTGACCATCATGTCATACACAGCAGGGTGCAGACGATGGCGTTGCATTTGCTGACGGAACCACTCGCGGCCCTCGTAGACTTGTCTCCAGTCACGAACGAAAGTGCGTGGGCCAGTAGGTCTGAGCACAGACTCGTAACCCCCATCGGCCACGATGCGAGCGGCAGTTAAGAACACTTTCTCCACGAAGTCATATGCTTCTGTTGATGATTTCCATGTAGGCATTTTGCTTTCTCCTTAGTTTCAAGTTTGGAATTGCCGGGTATGTGCACCACCCGGCGAGGTGTCAGAGAGAATGTCTCTCTTGATTACTTGCGTGCTTTCTTCTTGGACACTGTGAATGTGCCAAGCCACTCAGCCCCCTCGACTTGGGGCTGGTACATCCTGATCTCGTAGTCTGAGGTGTGCGGTACAGGAACCCTGAACAAGTTGTACGGATAGCCGTCCTTGTCCATCAGTTCGAGCAGTGCAGGCAGGTCACGCGCCTCGTTGGTTGTTGCCCATTGCGCTACGCTTGATGCGTAGAAGTGAAAGTCTTTCATGTCAGCTCCTTTGGTAAATCAATTTCATCGCCCAGTTTGCTGGCGACATAGCACCGCATGGCGGCGATCAGTGGTGTTGGACCATTGCACACGGCTTGGCCGGATGGTTGTTCTGGCGCAGGGGTAAACGCTTGCCACCTCGGGTAGTCTGCGTACTGGTCAAGCCCGATACCCTCACGCTCAATGATCGGCCCGCCTTGTGCCCAGTCGGTTGCCCATCCCCACATCCCCCACTCGTTGGATGTGACCGCATGGTCAAAGCCCTCGGCCTTGGTTACCGCCCAGTCAAGGGCGGCTCCTGTCAGTTCACTTGTTCTCATTCGTCTTCTCCTTCATCGTCATCCATCTCTGGGTAGTCGGGGTCTCGTGGGTCAGGGTGGTTGCCCAGTTGCCGGTAGTACCGGCGTTGAGCGCGGCGTTCCTCAATGAGGTCTTGTATGTCTGAGTCGTCATACTCAGCGATGTAGTGCGTCATGCGTCTTCTCCTTGTGTGTCGTGCTCCATGTTCATGCAGTGCAGGTCGTAGTACCGGCAGAACAAATCATCGAACGCTGTCATCAGTAGCTTTGCGTTGGTCGAGTCGGCCACATAGAACGCCCTTGCAATGTGCCCTGCGAAGCTACCGCCTTGCTTCTCCATCAGTAATGCGGCGGCCAGTCGTTGGCCGTGTGTCATGTCGATTGCTTTCATTTGCTTTCTCCTTGGTTAAGTAAGTTGTCACGCCATGCGTCAAGGTCAGAGAGAACTTTCTCTCTCGTGCCTTTCCATCCCAGCATCTTTAGCGTGCTGTATGCAGTCGGCCCACGGGATTTGCTCAGCCCCTTGAGTTCGAGCTTGAGCATCTGTCGCAGGGTTAAGAGGCGAGCCGCCTCGATCTGGTGTCCAGTCAGTGTTGTCATTTGATAAGCCCTTTCTCATACATTTGTTTGAGCATCGTGCCGTGGATGATTGAGTACCCACGCTTGTGCCCTTCGGTTGTCATCCACTTGGTTTCGTCCGCTTCCTCAAACGCACCTGCCGAGTAACAGCACCAGTGCACAGCGATCTCGAACAACTCAGACGAATCGAACCACTCACCCTCGGGATTGACGCACCCATAGAAGTCGAGCGGGTCTTTACCAAGGTCGTTCCGCACAGGCCGAAACCTTGTGTTGAATTCTTCCCATGTTTTCATTTGCTTTCTCCGTTGTGTTTGAATTTCAGTGGCAGGTAGTTGTTGGCAAGTGCGCTCCACTTGGACAACAGTACGCCGTAGCGTGCGTCAGGCTTGTTCCATGCGTCCAGTCCCGGCTCGGTATGGTTGAACACAAGCTCCGCCTCTCTTTGGTTGCTTGTGATGAGCACGATGGAGTTCATCCCGCAAGGTGTGTACAGGCTGTCAGCCCGGTCTACTCGGTAGTCGTTCATTTTCATTCTCCGAAGTTGATGAGGTCGGACAGCTCGTCCGCGAAGACTTGCTCCATGTCACGGATGGTTTCCCAGTGCACACCCCAGTCATGCGAGTGCAGGTCGCCTTGGTCTGCGGCTTGCTTTGCGCCCATCAGGTCGAGGTATGCGAAGCGGATTACCGCCAGTTGTTGTTCAGTCATTTACTTCTCCAGTTTCAGATGCCGCCCGTTCAGGGTAGGCTCGGCTGTGTGGGCGGCGTAGCACAGCCAAGTCAGAGAGAAACTCTCTCTTGTTTATTTGTTCAGCAGTCCGTGCCATGTGGCAGGCAGAGGGGCTGTTGCGGGGAGGTTGTCCAGTATGTGTTGCGCCCTGTACATGGCGTCCAGTTGGCGGTTGAGTTTGTCCTGTGCCTCGGGGTCTTGCGTCACCTCGTACTCACGCTCGGCGCTGGCAATCTCTCCGCTTAGTCGCTCGACCAGAGCAAACCTCTGGGCTTTGCTCACCGCTTTGGGTATGCGCCGCTCGAATGGGGTCTTGCGTTTGCCTCGGGCAGGTTGGGGCAGTGCATCAAACAGGGCGTTGACTCGTTGCCTGTCGCTTGCCTTCACATAGTCCGACCAGTGTGTGCCCTCGTTAGGGATGGACACGCCTCGCTCTTTCTTCAGTGCGGCCACAAAACTTTTAGGTGTCGAGTCCCCGGCTCGCTTGAGTTTGACCAGCCGCTCAATCACCGCTGATATGGCGGTCTCGTATGCACACACGGCGTTCCACTTGCGCTCATCCAAGGGCACTTTATTTTTAAGCTGTGCTTTCATAACCAGCAGGGTCTGGCGTTCGGCTCTTGCGCTGGCCAGCAGTGGCTCCCAACTTTTATTGGTGACGGTGGACTTGATGCGTTCCTTGCGGCGCTCGGCCTTCAACACCTGCACATGGGCCACGATGTTGGAGACCATCTCGGGCGGCATCTCCTTGTGTTGCCTGAACAATCGTGTGCGTAGGGTCGCCTCGCTCACATCAAGCCACCAGCTTTTGACGGTGTAGTCCATGAAGAACTCCTTAAAATAATAGGTTGACAGAAAAGTGTCCGATACTTTAACACGGCATTTGAAAAACCGGACAGTCGCAAACCCGCATGGTTGCTAGGGGCAGATATAAAAGTGTCCAGCTATCTATGTCAAATGTGAAGGCAGACTGCCTAAACAAAACTATTAGCTAAGTTTTTAGACAGACTGGAAAAACGAGAGCCAGTCTGAACAAACCCCTAATACTTCTTCTTCTAATCTATATTGTATATATATAGATAGATAGATAGGACAGAAAAGCGTGGAGCCACGCAACCATGCGGGCTAGACGCTGTCCGGTTTTTGAAAACGCGTGTTAAAGTTTTGGACACTATTTTTTCGGGTTATTTTAAGCTGTCAGAGAGAACTGTCTCTCTCAGAAGCCGGGGAGGGCTTGCTGTTGACGGATGCTGACCTCATGCCAGAGCTGAGAGACGGATGCACAGGGGATGCTGATGGTTGTGCCTACCTTGCTCACGATGTGGATGGTGTAGGGGTCACGCTTGCCGTTGGGGTAGTAGACCTGAGCGCACCAGAGTGCGCCTGCTTGGTCACGCCATTGGGTGATGGTCTCGATTGTGGGTTGCTTGGTGTTACGCATGGTTGTCTCCTTCAGTTGAGTTGGGTTTCGAGTTCCGCTTTGGTTTCGCCGAACAGCTTGCCTTGCGGGGTGTACGCTGTCCAACCATGTGATTCACGGATGACGCGAATGTCGGGGCGGTTTTCAACGCCGTAGCTTGCGGGTTTAGTGCCGAAGCCTGCGCCTGCCCACGAGCGTGGGGCGAGCTTCTTGATTTTTAGCATGGAAGTTTCTCCTTACTTGAGGCGGGTTGCTACGAAGATTGGCCAGAGGTTGCTGAAGCCGTGGCGCCAGAGGGCGTACCAGACGCCGTAGCGTTTGATTTCAATTCGGATTTCGAGGGGGTTGGGATTGAAGCGCATGGAAGTTTCTCCAAAAGACACGCTGGCTTGGCGTGGTTAGACACAGGATGAAACAACGGGCCAGCCTCGCCCGCTGAGTTCGAGAGAGAAACTCTCTCTGGCTTACTTGGCAACAGCACGCAAGACCTTGATAGCCTCGGCCACGCTGTCGAACTGTTCAAGGTACGCTTCAGCGGCGGCACGCAGTTCTCGGGATACACGCATCGACTTGACCGGCTCGGCAGGCTTTGTCTCCAGCTTGCTCAAGATGTGGTGGTGGAAGCCACTGTAAGCCCGGTCGATAGCGCCCGCATTGATTGCGTTGACGCCTTTGCCTGCCTCGAAGATTTGCGTGGCCACGGCCAGAGAGACTTTCTCTCTGCCAGAGATGTAGCCGATCTTGAACTCTCGGGCCAGCTCTGCTTGCGCTTCAGGCTTTGCCTTTGCGTAGGCCTTGCGGATTGCAAGGGCGAGTGCTTCAGACTGTGCGTCTTTCTTGCCGATGGTCACGGCGTTGGTGCGGATTGATTTGCTCATGGAAGTTTCTCCAGTTAGTTAGGTTTGTCAGAGGGCGATCTCCCTACCTGACAATTCCAGTTTACAAACTAGGGGGGAAAGAAAACTTTGCCAAGTTCGGTCTGGCGTCAACCCCACCGTACCCCCACCAAGCCTTATTTAGGTGGCATGGCAGCGTGGACGTAAACACTGTTTCTCACCCGCTCCCACTACTTTTGTAATACCTAATTACTATTTTAAAAATCCCAATACAGCTTTGTCTAAACTTTGACAACACACCCCACCCCAAAAATTTTTTAAAAAATTTTGAAAAAACCGGGGCGAAAAAAAGCCCCGGTTTGTGGCCGGGGCTTAAGGGGTCTCTCAACCCAAGGAGAAGCAATGAACCAACCGAAGTTGCATCAAAGCCGGAAGTGAGTATATACTCTGCTCATCGGGACAGCAACCCGCAACTCCGTCAGGACAAATGTTAGACCACCTCCTTGACTTCGACCCCGAAGTTTTGCCCAAATCACAGGCGCCCGCTCCGGCGGAGAAACTTGCGCCCGCTGAACATCTCAACGGCAAGATCAGTACCAACGACTGGTTAAAGGACATGGGAGCGCCTGACTCTGAGACCACGGTGTCTGAGCTGGAAAAGCAACAGGCCCGTCAAACTTTCTCGGCGCTGACAACCGCCTCCCCCATCAAAGAACAGCACGACTTGGTTGCCAAGATCGAGACCCCTGCGGCTGTGCGCCACCTTGTGGGGATGTTGACCGCCTACGACTGGGAGTTTGTGCATCAGGCCAAGGAGCTGCGCGGGTACGCGGTGGCCAAGTTGCTCGAAGAATGCGAAAGCCCCAACGCCAATATCCGGCTCAAAGCCCTTGGGTTGCTGGGCAAAGTCACGGAAGTGGGCCTCTTCACGGAAAAGATCGAGGTCAAGAAGACCGACATGACCGAAGAAGAGATCGACCAGCGCCTAAAAGAGAAGCTGGCCAAGTTCATGGACGTCTCCGACGCCGATGTCACGGACATCACAGAGATCACCGAAGTCAAACCCGAACAAACCGATGACGCAGAACCCGCCACTGACGCCTGAGCAAGCTGCGGTTCTGTTTAAGAACCTTGGCAAGCTGTCTCCCGCTGAAAAGCTGGAGGCGCTGGAGCTTTTGGACAAGGCGCAGGAGCACAAGCAGAAAAACTTGGCCCGAACGGACATGATCGAGTTCGCCAAGAGCGTGTATCCGGGGTTCAAGATCGGGCCGCACCACAGAAAGCTGGCCAAAATCTTCTCAGAAGTGATCGCCGGGACCAAAAAGCGGGTCATCATCAACATCGCGCCGCGTATGGGTAAGTCTGAGTTCAGCTCTTACCTGTTCCCGGCGTTTTTCTTGGGCAATTTCCCCCAGAAGAAGATCATCATGGGCACGCACACGGCAGGTCTGTCCGAAGACTTTGGCCGACGCGTGCGAAATTTACTGGCTGACGAGGACTACCATGCGCTTTTCCCCCAGACTCTGGTGGCAGATGACCAAAAGGCTGCTGGCAAATGGAGTACCAGCGCTGGCGGTCAGTACTATGCTGCTGGTGTCGGCGGTGCTCTTGCTGGTCGTGGTGCTGATTTGTTCGTTATTGACGATCCCCACTCTGAACAGGACGTTAAGGCCAACTCGCGGCTGGCGTTCGACACTGCGTGGTCTTGGTTCCAGACGGGCCCGCTGCAGCGACTGATGCCGGGCGGGGCGATCATCATTGTGATGACGCGCTGGGGCAAGCTGGACCTGACCGGGCGCTTGATCGACTACCAAGCCAAGAACCCAGACGCTGAGCCGTGGGAAATTGTCGAACTCCCCGCAATTCTCCACGAAGACACTGAGAATGAGAAGTCGCTTTGGCCAGAGCAGTGGCCACTGGCTACGCTGAAAGCTACCAAGGCCAGCATTGACCCCCAGTACTGGAACGCCCAGTACATGCAGCAACCCACCAGCAACAGCGCAGCGATCATCTCGCGCAAGTCTTGGCGCATCTGGGAGAGTGAAGACCCGCCGCGCTGTGACTACGTGATCCAGTCTTGGGATACGGCGTTTGAAGCGAAGAACTCCGCTGACTATTCTGCGTGTACAACGTGGGGTGTGTTCTACAACGAGGAAGAGGGCGACAAGGCGCAGGTGATCCTGCTCGACGCGTTCAAAGACCGGATGGCGTTCCCAGAGCTCAAGGCCATTGCGCTCAAACACTATAAAGAGTGGGAGCCAGACGCGTTCATTGTGGAAAAGAAAGCCGCAGGGGCGCCGTTGATCCAAGAGCTCCGGGCGATCGGTATTGCCGTGGAAGAGTTCAGCCCCAGCCGGGGTAACGATAAAATTGTGCGCCTGAACGCTGTGGCGGACCTTTTTGCCTCTGGCGTGGTCTGGGCTCCAGACACACGTTGGGCACGCGAGGTGATCGAGGAAGTTGCATCCTTTCCCAACGGAGAGAACGACGACTACGTTGACACCACCTCACAAGCACTGTTACGCTTCCGAAAGGGCGGGTTTATCCCCCTTGACTCGGACGAGCGCGAAGACCGGACATTCATGCGCCGCAGGGCGGCGTACTACTAGGAACACACATGGCGACCAACATTGACAAAGCACTCTTCCAGCAACCCGCTGGCCTTGAAGAACTGGCCGGGGGAGAAGAGCCGATCGAAATTGAGATCGTTGATCCTGAAGCGGTGCACATTGACATGGGCGACGTGGAGATTGACATCGAGAAAGCCGAGCCCAGCATCGACGACTTTGATGCCAACTTGGCCGAGTACCTCCCCGAAGGTACCCTGTCGTCACTGGTCAGCGAGCTGGACAGCGATGTGGACAACGACCGCAACTCACGCAAAGAGTGGGAGAAGGCGTACGTCATGGGGCTCAAACTGCTGGGCCTGCAGATCGAGGAGCGCACCGAGCCTTGGGATGGCGCCTCTGGCGTGTTCCACCCGATGATTACGGAAGCCGTTGTCCGGTTCCAGTCTGAGACAATCACTGAGACTTTCCCGGCCCAAGGCCCTGTCCGCACAAAAATTGTGGGCAAGGAAACGCCAGAGAAGAAAGAAGCTGCCCAGCGCGTGCAAGAGGATATGAACTTCCAGCTGACCGAGGTCATGCAGGAGTTCCGCCCCGAGCATGAGCGCATGCTGTGGTCGCTGCCCGCCACGGGCTCGGCGTTCAAGAAGGTGTACTTCGACCCGAACATTGGCCGTCAGGTGTCTGTGTTTATTCCTGCCGAAGACATCTTGCTGCCCTACGGCACCTCGGACATCCAGACTTGCTACCGCGTCACGCACGTCATGCGCAAGACCGAGAACGAGATCAAGAAGCTCCAGCAGGCTGGCTTTTACCGCGACGTGGACATCGGCTCGCCTGACAAACACATCGACGAGATCAACAAGGCCAAGGACAAAGAGACTGGCTTTGCTGATCTGAACGACGACCGCTACACGCTGCATGAGTCCCATGTGGAGCTGATCGTCAAAGGCGACCCACTGGCCGAAGCGGACGAAGAGGGCGAAGAAGTCAAGATTGCACTGCCATACGTGATGACTTACATCCGTGGCACAAACACCGTGCTGGCCCTGCGCCGCAACTGGGAAGAGGAAGACGATCTGCACTTGAAGCGTCAGCACTTCGTGCACTACCAGTACATCCCCGGCTTTGGCGCCTACGGCTTCGGTCTGTTCCACCTGATCGGCGGGTTTGCAAACTCGGCAACCAGCCTGATGCGTCAGCTGATTGACGCGGGTACCCTGTCTAACTTGCCCGGTGGTTTGAAGTCCCGAGGCCTGCGGATCAAGGGCGACGACACTCCGATCGCTCCGGGCGAGTGGCGTGATGTGGATGTGGGCTCCGGTGCAATCCGCGACAACATCCTGCCCCTGCCGTACAAAGACCCATCGGCCACGCTGTACAACCTGCTCAACACCGTGGTGGAAGAGGGTCGCCGCTTTGCCGCGACTGCTGACATGAAGATCAGCGACATGGGTGCGAATGCGCCTGTGGGCTCGACTCTGGCCTTGCTTGAGCGCCAGCTCAAAGTGATGACGGCTGTTCAGGCTCGGGTGCACTTCACATTGAAGCAAGAACTCCAGCTGCTGGCCGCAATCATCCGCGACTACACAGACGACGAGTACACCTACGAGCCCGATGGCGAAGAAGGCCCCCGCGCCAAGAAGAGCGACTACCGCCATGTGGACGTCATGCCCGTGAGCGACCCCAATGCGGCTACGTTGTCCCAGCGCGTGGTTCAGTACCAAGCTGTGATTCAGCTGGCGCAGTCTGCTCCTGACATTTACGACCTGCCCAAGTTGCACCGTGGCATGTTGGAGGTGCTTGGCATCAAGCATGCTGACAAACTAGTTCCCTTGGAAGAAGACCAAAAGCCGACCGATCCTGTGTCGGAAAACATGAATGCGCTTAAGGGTAAACCCCTAAAAGCGTTCCAGTATCAGGACCATCAGGCCCATATCCAAGTGCACATGTCGGCGATGCAAGACCCGATCGTGATGGAGTTGATTGGCCAGAACCCACGGGCGCCGATGATCCAAGCGGCCATGATGGCCCACATCGCAGAGCACGTTGGCTTTGGTTATCGCCAGAAGATCGAGCAGCAGCTCGGCATGCCGTTGCCTCCAGAAGGCGAAGAGCTGCCACCACAGATTGAGATTGCCTTGTCGGGCATGATGGCCCAAGCCGCGCAGCAGGTTCTCCAGCAGAACCAAGCGCAAGCCGCTCAGCAGCAGGCTCAGCAACAAGCCCAAGACCCTGTGGTCCAGATGCAGCAGCAAGAGTTGCAGATCAAGCAGCAGGAAGTGGCCATCAAGGAGCAAAAAGTTCAGGCGGAAACAGCGAGCAAGCAGCAAGAGCTGGCGCTGCGGAAGCAGGAAATTGAGGGCAAATTGCAGTTTGACGCCCTCAAGCTCAACCAGCAAGCCCGCGCTGATGCGCAAAAACCACGAGGACCTAACAACCAATGATCTCCGACTTCGCACGCGTATTGCGCGAGAAATTACGCACCGACATGAACAACTACGCCGATGACTTGGCGGGTGGGGCATGCCGCTCTTTTGACGATTACCAAAAACTCTGTGGGGTGATTCAAGGCCTAGCCACCGCAGAGCGTCACCTCCTTGACCTTGTAGAGAAAGTTGAGCAATCAGATGAGTGAAATCATTCTGCCTCCGGGCATCAGCCTGCCAAAACACATCCAGCCTATCGACGCCCCAGAGGCCGAGGCTGACAACGAAGCAAAAGCATCAGCGCTGCCTATCCCGACCGGATACAAGCTGCTGTGCATCGTGCCCGAAGTCGATGAAAAGATCGCCGGAACGACACTCGACCTCGTTCGAGATGCTGCGACCCTAAGAGCTGAAGAGCACGCCACCACGGTGTTGTTCGTGCTGCGGGTCGGACCAGACGCGTACAAAGACCCTGCCAAGTTCCCATCGGGCGCATGGTGTAAAGAGGGCGACTTTGTGCTCGTGCGCACCTACACAGGTACGCGTTTCAAGGTGTTTGGTAAAGAGTTCAGGGTTCTGAACGACGACCAGATTGAATGTGTTGTGCAAGACCCACGCGGATATACCCGCGCATAAGGAGCAGAAATGAGCGAGTTCAAGTTCCCAGACGAACTGGAAGACGACAAGAGCGTCGATCTGGAAGTCTCAACTGACAACGATGTCGAGATCGAGATCGTTGACGACACCCCCGAGCGGGACAAAGGCCGCAAGCCCTTGGACCGTGAAGTGGCTGATCCCACCGATGAAGAGATCGACCAGTACTCCGATGGCGTTAAAAAGCGCATCAAGGAGTTGACCCACGCACGTCACGACGAGCGCCGGGCCAAGGAGGCACTCTTGCGCGAGAAGCAGGAGTTGGAGCGTCTTGCTCAGCACATGGTGGCTGAGAACAACCGTCTCAAGCAATACGTCAACAGCGGCACTGAGCAGTTCGCGGCTTCCCAGCTGCAGATTGCGGAGACCGAGGTCGAGAAAGCCAAGCGCCAGTTGAAAGAAGCCACTGAGGCTTTTGACACAGATGCAGTCATTGCGGCACAAGATGCCCTGATGGATGCCAAGATGAAGGTGCAGGCTGCAAAAAATTTCCGTCCAACCCCTTTACAGGTGGAAGAAACTGAGGTACAAACTCAGCAAACGCAAGTATCACGTCCGGAACTGGACGACAAGACTGTTCGCTGGCAGGCAAAAAACCAGTGGTTCGGTTCGACGGGGTACGAGGAAGTCACCAGCTTTGCACTAGGGCTGCACCAAAAGCTAGTCAACTCCGGGGTTGATCCCCGCTCTGACGAATACTTCGAGCGCATTGATGCTCGCATAAAGTCGACGTTCCCCGAAGTTTTCGGCA